GCATTAGCAGCATACTCATCAACAGCAGCTTGAGTTCTTGCTGCTAAATTAGCACCAGTGTTAGCATTAATATTTGCTAAGTTATAATTTGAAATAGCCCTTGATCTACTGTTGGCTAATCTTGCAGGTTCTATATTCATTCTACGTCTAGCCATAGTATTAGTAATAGCACCTGTGTAAGGATTTAAAACAGTTTGTTCATACTCTGGATTACGTAAAGATTGTAAAGCATTATATACGGTAGGAGCTAATGACAACCAGTCTGGAGAATAATCAATAACCCCAGCTTTATCTTTTGGACTCTTTTTATTACCTACCGTATTTGATATAGGAGATAAATCCGGTTTTGCTGCAACTGGTTTCTTAGGCGCTTCTAAAGATTGAGTATAAGCATCATTGAAACCAATAACTGGTTCTTCAATATCAAGCATTGGAGCATCTACAAAGTTATAATTAGGAACCGTTTTAGTTGAGCTTGTACTTGGAGTTTTTGTAGTACTTTTACTTGGTACACTTTTAGTTGTATTTACTGCAGGAGTAGGCGATACAGGTTTAGTTGGTACAACAGGTGTATCAACAGAAATCGGCTCATCATTAGCATATGTAATAGCGTCGATACCATCTCCTGTTACAGGAGCATAAAAAGCAGGAGCACTACCATATGTTTGAATTATACGCTTATTTGGATTTAATTGGATATTTGATCTAGATTTATCTCTATCACTAGCCGCACCTAATACTGAAGACCAATATGGATCCCATTGCTGAACGTGTCTCATATATGCAGGAGTAGCAGGTGCTTTAGCGGTCACCTCTACATCTGGTAACTGATCAGCATAATATAAATCATTATTCCTCCAATACTCTTTTCTATTCTCCAGTAATTGTACAGGATCTATAGGCTTACTTAATTTATCCTTAGTTCTAGTCTTAGCATTTTTTGGTGTTTCTACTGGAACATAATGTAAAGCTTCATCTAGTGCTTCTGTGTATATATTTGGACGTCGAAGACTATACCCTTTTTCATAAGCAGGAATACCTTTCTTTTTAGGTTTAATTCCTTTTTTAGCTTTTACTTCCTCCTGTTCTGATAATAGATTATCATATGCAAAGTTAGCATTTCGTTTATTTAACATATTTGTATTATCAGCAAATATATCTTTACCTTTACTTGGCTTCGTCATTCTAGTAAGTTTTTTACCTTCTTGTGCAAAAGTTTTATTTGTTCCCGGTCTTTTAATTTTATCAGATAATACTGACTCTAAATTAGACGCATCAATTAAATGATTATCTGTACCGGGTCTATTATTAGGAACTTGCATAATAGTTCCATCGTCCCCTCTGATAACCTCATTATTGTCTACATAGGCTAAATCAGGAAGTATACCACCATTCTCATAAGTATATGCTAACACATTATCATCCCAATATTCTGCTGTTTGATTTGCTGCAGCATTCATACCTAGTTGAGTTTTATTCATGGTTTCTTTTCTACGCCGCATTTGTTCCATCTGTTTTTTGCGTCTTCTAGATCCAATCCAACCAAAAGCCGCTCCTAATACTCCACCAGCAGCAGCACCAATTGGCCCTCCAATACTAAAACCTGTTCCAGCTAAAGAAGCAGCACTACCTAATGTACTACCTATAGCATCACCTGTAGAACCTTCTCCTGATAAACCAGAAATGGCAGAGCCAAGAACATTAGCTCCACCAAGGTAATTAGGCAGTTGATCCATGCCAAATGCATATGCTGGTACGTTTTTCTTATTAATTTTCTTTTTCATATTATATCATTGAGTATCTATAAGCTGTACTAATATAAGGTACTTTAAATTCATTACCACCATTACAATCATACTTATAATTACAGATGAGATATTTTCCCTTCATTCTGTCCTTATAAGACTTATTAGCTAGCTGTTCTACTTCATTTAGCTTTAATGCATTACGAGGAATTGCAAATTTATAAGTATCCTCTCTGTAATCAATGTCTTCACTAGTTAATGTTTCACTAGTTTGCCTTTTCGTAGTAAATAGTATCAAATCAAAATTAGTATCTGTAGTAAAATCACCACCATATTCAACATTATCAAATGTTTTAGTTTGTGGATATTCTGCATTTACTACAAACTCTATTTCAGATACTTTCGTTTTATCAGAATCTAAATTAGCTTGTTCACCACCATTGTACTTAAATAGTTTTAATGATTTAAACAAATATAGTTTATCACTAAACTCTGCATAATAGTCTGGATTGTAGTTATAGAATGAAGTAAATACTCCTAGTTGTTCATTAAACGCTAGTGTTTTATCTCCTAGAGTGAACAGAACTTCATTGTATTTCTTATCATATACTGCAATAGGATCTTTTTTAAATGAGTCTTTATTCTTATTCAAATAAGATTGAACTCCTTTTAATTTAGATACTGTTTGTAATTGACCATTAAACCCACATATCTCATTACGTTTACTGTCATACCAGTATACAGTACTATCTGATTGAGTGTTTGCTCTTAACTGGTTTGGACTTTCACCATTCATTGTAGTAAAGTAGTCATATCTGTCTAGTATACCACCAGTACCTAGAGTAAGAGCACCTGGATTATTATCAGTTATAATAGAACGTTCATTCACTGCAACTGTGCCAAAAGCGTCTGTTTGCCAGAATACTAAATTATTTTTAAACAGTTTCATATCATTAATTGGACCAAATCTAGTATCTACATCAAGATAATTAGCTACTTTAAATTTTGTCCACGAATCAGTAACTTCATTATTTGTTTTCAGTTCTGAAGATATGATACGAGTATCTGTTAATAGATTATCTATATTATAGATAGATTTAGCTACAAATTTCTTTGCATTAGGCTGAGCAGAATATGCGTCATTGTATGCATATGATGGAGTATTTTGAGTGTATAAATCTCCAACAGTTACTATATCGTCTTCTACAAAATGATTAGCATATCCATCACCAGCTTGATAAGTTCTATTTATAGATGAATCAGCATGGGTTAATGCTAAATTAATACTTGATTCACATGGTATGAACGCACCTAAAAATAATCTATTTGATTTATTATTATAATAATCATCTGTATTGTAACTAAACATACAGTTATTATAATCAAATATGTTTAGATAAGTATCGCCACCATAACACAACACTGTGGAAACACTAGATTCAGCACTAGCTCCTGTAGTAATATACACAGAATTCTGTACAGCAGAGTAGGAATTGCCACCATAAGCATTTACACTTTGTTTCATGTTGCATAATACTACTGCATTTAAATATCTAGCACTTGAAGATCCTGATGCTAAAGATATGTTAGAGATCATGTTATCACTTTTAAATATAGCACAAATTCCATGTGGACCATATTTTCTAACATTATTTGCATCAGTCTTATCTACTTCACCATCTCCTGCAGTTCTAATATTATCCCACACCCAGTTATAATAAACTTTGTCACCAATAGTCACTGCTTCAGCATTATACCAAGGCTGATCACCGTTTGTTAACCAAGGACTACTAGGACCAGCATATTTTGCACTTTCTATTGCAGCTGATTGTACACCACTTTCAACATATAGTCCATAGTATTTAGCTAACAATGCTGCATAAAAATCATCATTATTTATCACAACACATCCTCCAGATACATAGCCATTACTAGGTTGATTACCTAATGTTTTAGTTGGTTTTATCGTAGTACCATCGTACTTTATAGATCTAGCATTTGCTAATACTTTTGTAGCTCCAGCTTCTGTAATTCCCCAATCACCGTCCGCAGTAATAGGAGATGTCATAAATCCTACCTTTTCAACTGTTTGAAACTTATCAATTAATGCATCAGCATTTTCTCTGTTGACTGCTATTTCTGGAGATACAAACATGAAATAATTGTTAGATTGTGTATTTGACAAATTAAAGGTATATTGGAAATCTCCATTGTTGTGAGTCTTTGCATAGTAACCGTGCTTGTTTGAATAAGCTAGATATGGGAAAGGTGTTAAGATGTTAGAATCTCTATCATAATTTGTAATACAACTTACTACACCTTGCGCTAATATGGTTCTATCAGACAGTGTTCTTTCACATCTAACTATTTCATATCTTACTACATCTGAAGGTAGATTCTTTACTTCAAATTCAATACCAAGTGGTTTAGTAACAACTGATAAATTAGATCCATAATCACTAGCTTCATTAGAAGTAAAGAACTTATAACCCGTATCTTTATTAGACGGCATTCTTATATCACCTATCCAATGTACAGGGGATGCTAAACCTTGTTTATTGTATAATACAATACCAAATCTATAGATTTCATCCCTCATATATCCTTTTACTTTGGATTCTATTTCAGCATTAGAATAGTTTGGTATCTTATTACCAGATGATAAACTTATTGAATTTGATTTGTCATTTCCCTCGTAGTTGATATCTAGACTAGTAAGAGATCTTGATGAGGCATTAAATGTAAATTCTTCATTTACCATTCCTCTTGATGTAGTAGATCCATCTTCTAACAAGTCTGTAGTAATAAACCTATAAGACACATTCTTACCTTTACCACCTTGTATATATCCTCCTGTTGGAGAAGTAGTGTATTTATAAGCACTACCATCAACATTAAATGGGCATATACAATCATGATCTTTAGGTATATTTGTAGTAGTTAATGCAGATAAAGCAAAGTTTAATGAAGAGCCAGAGTTAGATAACAATAATACATTGCCAGAAGAATTAGCTCTAAATGCTCTAGCATCATATTCTACATCCCATGTTTCCTCAGTAAGATTAGCAGCAAATAGCCTATTATCTTTAGATTCTATTACTTCAGGTATAAACGTATAATTAGCTAATGAATTAAATTCATCAATACTTAATTCTGATACTAAACTACCACCTTTATCTTCATAGTTTATTACAGAACCAGTGCCAATAACTATATCATCTACTATAGATATTACAGGTACTTCATTCTTTGCCTTATAAAATAAAGAGATTATTCTAACTCTATCAAATCCAGTGCTATTATTTCTTACCTGTAACTTTATGGACTTACCAGTATTTTGTCCTTTAGAACTTCCTCTTACAGCATTGTAATTAGTTTTTTGGTCTTTATCACTCAAATGATAAAGAGGAGTAAGTGGAGATATTGCAGACTCTGTACCTCTTACTTTAAACAATTGATAACAGTACTGTATCATTCCAGATTCTAAACTACCTGTTCCAAATCCATTAAATTCAAATGGAGGTAATGTAGCCTTTGGTAGCATTACTATAGTATCCGAAGTAATAGATGAATTACTAGATATGTGATCATCATCCACATTGATTACTTTAATTTGTGAATGACCATCTGCCCAATATACTTTTACATTATTACTTGCTTCCCATCTACATACACTACTAATTGCAGCTACGTTGCTAGATGATACTTCTATATCTAAAGGTCTATTAGTTACTACTTTTGTTACAATTGGTTCCTCTTGGGATCTAGAAAAATCAATTCTATAGACATTATTGTTATTTGTACCATTAACCTTAGTAAAAACAATTGCCCAATCTCTTACTGTGGTAACGTGTATAATAGTTTCACCAGACAAATTTGAAGAAGGTCTACACACTAAGAATCCTTCTATATTTTGCATTGCTGCAAAAGAAGATCCTTCATTCGTTAGTATACGAATGTTCTCTGCATATATATATTGATTATCCTTTAACACAGAATAATCTACGTCCATATTAAGACCACCAGAGAATGTATTTGTTTGTCTTCTTGCACTCATAATTAATTGGCATTATATATATGTTGTCTAGAACCAGTATGACTATAAAACGTATTATGATCAAGAAATTCTGTATGTATCTTGTTCCATGTATTTTTAATAGACTCTAATTCATCTTCATTAGGTAGCATAGCTTCTGCATATGCTTGCTTACAGTAGAAGTTCCAAGAATTACGCATATCATAATATATACGTTGATTCATTTCCCCTCTTATATACTTTTGAAATCCTATCTTTTGTGCAATGTACCAGTAAATTGCTTCCATATATGAAGCACTATCTGGAATTAATGGATAACCATCTTCATCAGTAGGTATAGCACTATATGATAATTTTAGATATCCACATGGTGCATTTGTCATTATATAACCGGGTTTAATACTGTACTGCAAATCCCAATTAGGATTCGTACTTGTATTACCTTTCATATAATCTAAATTAATAGTATGCTTATTAATTAGGTTCCTAAGTATTGTCTTCATGTTTTTATTAGTATTTAGCATTTCTAGTGCTTCGGTTTTATCAATATTACCGTATAGATCTACAACTAGATTTACTAATACTTCATCCTTAACCCACATTTCGGGTTTTTCACAATCACAGCATTCATCACAACCCCAAGCAGCAAATGAACCTGTAGCTTTCCTCATAGGAAACCAAGGCCCATCACAATTAAAAGAATATGCAACTTGGTGTAGTTTATGTAGGTTACAAGGTAACTGTGCTTGATGGCAGTGTATTTTGATAATTGGAGCCCCTTCTACACCTGAAACAATATGTTCAAACTGTTGTACTGCACCAATTTTTTCAATAGCCTCAGCTGCCCACTCTCTAAAATCTGAGATTTTAATTTCATCTTCCTCTAACCCTAGATCTGCTATTACTTTGGCTATCGCAGTTTTGATTGATGTTAATTTTGTTATCATAAAATTTACAGTTCTAAGTAATCTCTTTCCTTATTTTTAATAATTTGGGCTAGCCGCCTCTTATTATCTCTAGTCATTACTAATTGATACATAGTCTTATTTGATGTAAGCATATTATGCTTGTTCCAATAAAATCTATATTTATAGAAGTTTGAATGTTCATTTAAGTGATATACCATTTTACCTAGCTTCTTTGATTCAGCATAATCTATTCTAAGACTCTTTCCAGAATACTCTTTAGGCTTATGCTTAATTACACTTAATGTACCTAATCTGCATGGTAACTTTATTTCTTTACCATTTTCTATTAGTTCGTCTCTCAAGTATTTAAAGTAATCATTAATTATTCCTCTAAATGTTTTATAGTCTACTTGATATAATGGGTTATCTTCTATGTAATCACAGTAGCTAGTATAAAAATCTTTTCCAGTATATGACTTAGTTTCCATTCATTATTGTTTTACATCATTAGTACTATTATTTGTATTATCAGTAGGTACAGTTAACATTATATTTAGTTCTTTGCTAAATATTAAGTTTTTCAAAGTAGGAATCATATTAGCAGGGATAGGGTATGGCCCATCATAGTCATAACAATCTGCTACTTTTGTGGGGTCTTCTAAGATGCCTTCTATTTCTACATACTCTAGAAAGCCAGGTCCATTTAAATATAAATGATTATTCTTTAAGTAAGCGATATAATCATTACATGTATATTTTCTACTTGTCTGATATTTAGCTTTTGTTTCATTACCAACTTGAATGAGGTTACCATACATGTCTTTAACTGCTACTAGACCAGTACCAAAATGCAAATCTATAAATTTAGGTAATTCCTCATCCGATATATAATGAAACCCATTAGGAACACCGCATGTACTTACTTTAGATATATGTAATGGACCTAACGTTTGTATATAACTAGGATTAATATCTCGACCTTTATCTAAATCTTGCTTAATTAAATAGGCCCTATATTGATGAATCCACTGTTCTACTTGTATGCGTGACAAATTCTCACTTTCAGATATATTACTATCTCTATAAGTAAGAAATATATCATCTATTATTGTATTTAGTGAATTAAATATCATAATTAATTTAATAAACTTTTTACAGTTATTGTTACTTTTTCTTTATTATTTGTAGCTTTCTCAAGTAAGGACATTAGTTTATCAAAGGCTATTTTAGAACTACCTACCCAATCTTCTTTCTCTCCATCCCAAGTACCTACAATGATACACCCTTCTGTATCTTTAGAACTATTACCAGTATGAATTCTAATACCACTAAAGTTAGGTACATTAAGAATCTCTGGTAATATTTTCTTAAATCTTGGAGAGTGAGTTAATTTAACTTCATATGTACCTTCAGGTATTGCAGTTTTACCATATACCTTTTCTCCTTCTGGCCTTACTCTATCTTCGAGGGTATCACACAAATGTTTATCATTGATTAGTAGCTCTCCAATAGTTGCAGAGCTACCTAGAAAGATTCTATTTAATGTTAATTCCATTACGCAGCTGGTGTTTCTAATGCAGCAACTCTAGCTTCTAAAGCTTCATAATCACCTTCTAGAGTAGTCAATCTAAGATTCAAAGCTGAAATTAACTCTCTTACTTCATCATCGTTATAGTTTTGAAGACTGGCAAGTTTATTTTTTTCTTGTGTAGTATAGTCTTCAGTAGACAATCCTTTACCTTCAACTTTATCTTCTTTGTTTTGTTCTAAATCCGCTATCTGCTGTTTTATCTGAGAAATATCTTCAGTAGCTTTATTATTAACTAGAACCCATTTAGTACCATTAAAATACTTTAGATCTCCACCATTTGCATTAGATGATAAATCTGCCCAATATTTAACAGATGTAGGATTAGGCTGAATTGTACTAGCTAGAATGTCGTATTTATTATTATAAAGTGTACTCATATTGTTTTAAAATAAAAAAGGTTGACTAAATAGCCAACCTTTGTGTTTTAGATTTCATTTTCTTTTTCCTCAGTAGGAGGATCTATATTGTTTTCTTCCGGACGAACAGTAGAAATATTTTGTAAAAGTTGTTTAAGCTCTTTCACTTCAGCTCTCAATTCATCAAGTTCTTTGAAATCTTTTGTCACATTGGTTGTTATGTCCGAATTTACATTAAGTATTTTTAAGATGTCTTCACATCTCCTCATCTCCTCATCAATCTTACTTAGGCTCTCTTTCTTGACTCTGCAATCTTCTAGAGACTGTCTAACCATGTTAACAATTTGTGATTTTTCTGTGGCTATAGTAAGACCAATGCTTGAATCGGTCATCATTGTTTTATCTTCAGATACTGACAGTTTTCTTTGTTCACCATCACACGAAATCACTAGATCCACGAGCTTACGCCTATTTTGCATAGGCATCGGAAATTGTGTCGGTGGCATTGGTTCGTCATAGGGTTTTGATACACTGACTACCGTTCCTAAACTGTACGTTGTGTTCTTTTTAAAAGTACCTGTTATCTCGAGTACGTGTATTCTTGTACCCGACGTTAACTGAGAGAATGTCATATCTTTATAAGTTTAAAGAATATGGGCAACTCTCATAGCTGCCCATATATCTTGATTAATATATTAAGCAGCAGGTGCAGGAGCAGCAGCTGGAGTATAATTCATCAACTGTATTACATTGTCACATTTGTTAAAATATGCAATGTATCTGTTCCCAGCACTAACTTGTGAACCAGTAATTGGTGCACTTGAAGCATTTACTAAAGGTATATTGTGAGTATTAGAAGCAGTACTTACAGAACCAGAAACTGAAATAAACACAGGTAGACTAGCTCCCGATGCTTCTGCCGTGTGGCGTACCTCCAAAACAATTACACCTTCTTTAGGTAATCTACACCATACTTTAGGACAGATACCTAATACTACATTTTCAGTGGACTCACCTATTGCTATAGTTTTTACTTTAGGTATTACTAGATCTAAAATATTTACGGTGTTGTTTCTACCAAATGGATTAAATACGAAAGGATACATAATTGCCTCCTTTCTTATTAAGCGCAACAGCTATCGCCGTATCCGTAAGGATAACCGTAACCGTATCCATTTAACCCACCATTACATCCATAAGGATTACATGTTAAGTAAGCAGGAACCGGACAAGGTCTAATTTGACTAACGATATTAGAAGTCTGTTGTTGTAGCAATGCAGAAGATTGCAATGCGTTCTTCTCGTCACGTAACGTGTCGATCTTATTCTGCATTTCTCTCATCTCTAATTGACAGAACTTGTCATTGATAATCTGAGTCTGAGCATCTATCTTAGCACCAAGAATGTTGAATCTTGTAGCATTTTCACTAGACAAGTTGCAGAATCCTGAAGTAATGGCATTTTGCAAAGTGTTGGTTTGCTGACAGATAGACAATCTGTTATCAGCATTCATCTGAGTTAAGTTCAAATTAACTGCATCGATTGAACGCTGAGTTGTGCAGCAGCAGTCGCTAATAGCTTTGATAACGTTACAATCACCAGCATTTACTGCATTAATTACTCTTTCTGCAGAGAAGCCTACTTCACTACCAACTTTACCAATTGCATTCTGGATAGAACACAAAGCGTTGTCAATTGACTTAACATCGCAGTTCAAGTTAGTAGACAATGTATTGATTGCATCTTTGTTACCATTGATGGCTTGCATCAATAGATCTGTGTTGTTATTCTGGTTACCCATAGCGGCTAATCTTGCAAAATCAGAGTTTGTTTCTGCTTGGTTTCCACGACCAAAGCCGTTTCCACCCCATCCGCCCCACATCCAGAAGAGCACGATGATGAAGATCCACCACCAACCACCATTGCCACCAAACATACCATTACCATTATTCATCATGGCCATTAAAGCAGCAGGGTCAAAACCTTTATTAGCATTCTGCATTAACGCAGCGATACCAGCATCAATACCACCACGATCTTGTACAATAATTCTTTCGTTTTCTAACATAACTTTAATTTTATTTTAATTGATTTAAATTTACTTTTGATAATTAGAAATATCTAACAGATGTGTTACGAGTTTCTCTTGTACTACGCAAGCCACGATCACGCATTTCTCTTTCACGTTCCATGCGTTCACGATCATCTTTTCTGTAACGTTTGCTATCACGATCTAATTCTTCTCTATCATATCTAGAGTAAGGATATTGATAGCTTCTAGCCTCATAGTCATACCCTCTTTCTCTACCCATACGATGTTCATACTCTGGACTACGATAGCTATGACTACCATGCATACGTTCATATGCTTTATAATCATTTTCATCATCGTCACACATTAGATAAACATAATAGTGCCACATCTTGCCTTCGTCAATGTCTTTGTCACATAGCCAAGCTTTTGCCAATTCTGCGAAGTGTTTGGTATTTGCGCTGCCAGTCATAGCAACGACTGCTTTGTAATAATCTGAATAGATCATATTCATGGCAACATACCAATCCCATTTGTTATGTTTTTCAGATTTTAAATTTATGCCCATTTGATTGGCAACGGACGTTGTCTCTTCAACCGTCCAATGAGGACCTTTTGTACCATCCTCATTCTCCATACCCTCTACAGCATAGCGAGCATGTTCCTCATCAAAGTGAGGGCCATTAATAGCTTCATACATATTTGCAGCCAATTCTGACTTCAAAATAGTGAAACCTTTCTCCAGTAAGCTACCCTCATGCTTCTCTAAAGCAGTAGATAATTTATCTATAGCCTCTGATGGAGATTGATGGCGTTTGATTTGTTCTAATATTTTGTTCAAATGCATAGTTTCAATTTATTTATTGATTAATACTAAATTGAAATATTTTGCAATTATTTTGATATTTTGATAACCCTTGTATCTGTTACTTGTATTAAAGGGTTTGAATTAACTATTTGATAATGAGGAATTATATCCTTTTTAAAATTTAAAGTAAATAAGCGCCTAAAGAAACCTTTTTTACGCCATACTTTCTCTTCATATATAAATAAATCTTGACGATTCTTTATATCCAGCACATGTGTGATCATGCTGTCTATTCTTGCTATTTTGATAGTTGTCAATTGATTTGGCTTTAACTCTACTGTAAAATTCCTATCTACTGGAATCTCTTGAGTTATTGTATCCGAAATAATAGTTTCTACTGATGCGACTTCTTTTAATTTCTTATCCTTTATTTTAAGTTCTTTAGATTGTTTTCTTAGTTCTTGTACTAAACTATCTTCAGAATTCTTGAAGTCATCTACAGTTAATTGTAATACTTTGTTTTGTTCTTCCATTCCTGAGAGAGCCTTCTCATAGTAATGTAAATTCACAGAAGTTCTAGCTAACGCATTATCTAGATTATCTACCTTTTTATTTAATCTGTAATTATCAAAACCTAAAACTGCTATCAATAGTATAGCACCTAATTTTATGTAATGTATAAAATTCACTATTTAATCTTTTTAACCAATTTTCTTATCTTAGGCAAATCTTCTCTATCTATAGTAATATCAAGATACTTTTCGCCTTTTTTACGTATGAACTTATTTAGAAGTTTCCAAGGTCCATCTGGATATAATGTAGCTAAGTTTTCTATAACAGACCATAGTTCTACTCCAGCAATAAGTCCTGCAAAGAATTCTACTAAGTGAGCATCTATAGATACTAGTATATTAGCATCTATTTGATTTGCAAACCATATAATAGCACCACACCAACCAAATTTGTGTAGGGTTTTCCATAGTCTTCTTGATTCAAACTTCTTTTGATTTTTAAACGCTATCTTACCTCCTAAATAAGCATCTACTAATATGATTAGTAGTAAGATAAATAGAACTGTCCATAAGGGTGTAAAACTACCTGCCACCCAACTAAATGCTCCTGTTATCAAGCAAGAGATAAATTTGGCTGGACCATCACTGAATAGTTCTTTAAAGTAGTTCATACTAGATACTCCTTGGGACAATAAAAAATATTGATGAATTTTATTTAACATAATAGATTGATATGAAAGGAAAACAAAAACGCTAACTAAATTTTACTTCAGTTAGCGTTTGGTATTTTTTGATATGAGAATTGATGTTATAACGTCTTTAGTTACTAAAAGTTCTCTTATATAAATTGACACTACCCTAAGTAATAGCGGTTATTTGTTCACTATTTGATTCATTTTGCATTTGTTCATAAGCAATGAAATCTGAATCTACTTGTTCCTTCAATTCTTTTCTCTTTTGTAAGAAATCTTTGTAAATATCTATATAACTTTCATCTAATATCCCTAGTAATGCAGCATTATAGTCATTCAGTTTCTTTGCTTCAACATCTGTACCCCATAGTTCATTAATACATGTTTCTAATATCTTATTAGCAGTTAATGTAGGCCATACAATCACTTCATAATAAGAATAACCAATATATTCATTTCTTTGCTCTGTTTGTATATCCCATCTATATAAATAGTAACCATTACTATCTCTTTCTATTGTACTGGGTATTTTATCACTGTATGTTCTATTCATATTATTCTGTAGTTGTAGTTATTTCAGTTGATTTATATTTTGGGAAAAAGCAAAGGCGCGAACCGAGGTCACGAGCCGCAGCGGAAGGCACATTATTCGCAGTCACGCCAGCGAGGCCCGCATTCGACCCGTTGCCCGCGTAACCGCCAACCAGCACCACCTGCATGCGGTTAGCCGATGTGTAGGTGAAGTAGTAGTCGCACCAGTAGGTAGAGGAGCTACCGCCGACCTCCGTGGCCACTATATCGCCATCTTCCCCAAGCAACATCTTCTTGGCATAACCGTCTGTACGGCAGATATTGCCTTTCTTGTCATAACCGGTGTAAGAGGTATCGCTGAAGTTTGACGGGTCATCGGTAGTCCATAAGATAGACAATCCGGAATCACCCGTGGTGACTTGTATGTTGGCCCCATCGGTGTATTTCCAGATATGGCCGAACGGATTCTCTATACCACGATACCTGTTAGCCATCAATGTAGCATGAGTACCGTCGGAAGCGTTCTTCACCACATATGCCTTCTCTCCAGAGCCGTTCCCGAACTCGTTGGTATAGCCGCATGGTATAAGGGGGTTTGCATTATTGAAATTTATCCAATCTGTCATTTGTGATGCACCCTCTCCAAGACCACCTTGTGAAAATCCATTAGCATCTTTTTGAGCGTTAAATGGTTTTTGACTATTTAATGTAGCATATTCTACTGCAAATAACCAGAATAAGGTTTTATGTGCTCCATATGTATACATTTCCCAACCACTTCCACGTTTTCTAGCAGCTTGCCGGAATTGGTCTCGGGTTAGGTTAGTAACAGGTCTTTTTAACAAAGATCTATAAGTTCCATCCCAATCAGAAGTATTATCCCCTCCTCTTAAGTTATTTAAACTACTATTTCCATCAGAATATGCATATAAATTTTCTGACCATAGTTTTCCTTCACTTCTTGAAATACATGCTTCATAAGTAGAGATATAAAATTTATCTATATGATTATATCCGGGTAATGGAATTTCTGATAGCATCATTCTAAACTTTGTACCATTAGTATATAATTTGTACCAATGCTCAGGGATTTCTGTCATAATACTTCCATCCAGTCTTTGAACCATACCACTAACAGAAGCAGCAGTAACCGCACCTAACCTATCAACCTCACACATTCTCATCTTACTCTGGATAGGTAGCTCTCTATGCAGTTGCATATTACCAACTCTAACCCCATCTGGACTTGATGATGCAGTATCCCACTCAACACCATATGCATATCTTTCTTCTAGATCTGGTATATCTTCCCAAGCTGGAGACCATTCAGTAGAAATATCACCATATTCAAGTTTAATCTTATGGATGGTGGAAATTGATGTGCCAGTTTTAGGAGAACTAAATACAACCATATGTGTATTATCAGCTACTGCATCTCCGATATTAGTAATCCATTTAAAAGTCTTACTGGCCTTCCCATTTACAAAGTCAGTCTTACTGAACTGAGCCATAGAACCTACTGCACCAGTAGAGTTATATATAGTGAACATTTCCTTATCATCACCCAATTCTCCAAAAATAGTCAATGTTACTTGTGTTCCTTTAGATATCGGTTCAGTTAGCCAATAATCAGCCATCTCATACTTGGAATTACTCACCTCCTTCCCCGATCCCAGCAACAGGTTCCTCCCGTACACGGGAAGCTTACGATACTTGCCATCATTCATTAAAGCTTTTGATCCGTCACCTGTAGTATGTATTATTACTTCCTTAACATTAGGATCAGTAGAATTATCTGTAACACTTGCCTGTATAGAAATTCCATCAGTTACCGGAATTAAATAATCATTATTAACCTGAGTTTCCACATCTAAATTCTGACGTATCCACATTTGTATAGAACAATGATTAACCCCCATAGTTTGTTGCGCATAAAACCAAATAGAATTATCACCATTGGTGTTATATCCGCCAAAAAGACTTGATATATACTCACCATTATCTCTAATTGGGAGTGTATTAACAAAACCGTTTGGAACCTTCTCTAGTAATGTATTATAGTCTTCTTGAGATATAGATGGAGTATCGCCGTTTGCCACTTTCATGAAGATGTCAAACACTGTACAATCCGCTAAATCAGCTTTAGTAGCTAATTTATCATCTACATATTTTTTGTTAACGTCTACGGTAGGTATGGTAGGTTTACTAGTAAGATCATTGTAACTACCAGATGTAGCTACAGTAGATAATGTAGGTTTATTCAATATCAATGCATCTCCTTCTGTAGCATTCCAATCAGCATTAACATTTACTTCGGCACCAGCAGCAATGCCATTTAATTTTGTCTTATCTGAAGGTAACATCAAACCAGCTAAAGCAGTAGTAGATGCAGGTAGATCTAATTCTATATTCTCTACTGCATTGGTTACTAAGTTCCTTTTATCCAGAGTAATAGAGATACCTGTTGCTGTAACTGATTTAACAGCAGCTTCAATTACTTCATTAACATTTGTAACTTTAGTTTTATCCGCAGTAATATAATCATTAGTACTTAACCCCTTACCATCAACTTTATCTACTTTAGTATCAATTGCTTCATATACCTCAGTAAAGTCAACTTCTGGCATATTAACTACAGTCCGTGTGCCATCTTGTCTAGCATACTGCTTATTATCTTTCGGGGCTTCTTCTACCAGTTCCTGACCATGATCACTACTTAGATATGGTATCTTAACCCATTCCCCGTTATATTTTACTTTAATAACCATAATTAAATATTAAATATTTGTTTGCCAATCGATTTAGCTTCTGTTCTAAGAGTTTGAAAAGATTGCCATTCATCATATCTAGTTATAGGTTGACTACCACTAAGTAGTTGTTCAACCATATTAGACTTTAATGCTGCTTCTTCATCTGCACTATATTTAGTTCTAATAACTTTACTTACAAAAGAATCATAAGTTGGTTCTTCATTAAACTTTAATTCATAGTAAGCATAACCATGTATATCTTCAGAATTAACTTCTTCAATATCCCATCTAACAGCCCATTCATTCATTCCTAGGTATTCTATTACTTTAGGAATATTATCACCCTGTACTTTCTTTAATTCCATCATCACTTAATAATTTTTGTCTATAATCTTTAAAATTATAAGATCTCGTAAAGCGATACCATAAATTATGACAGTTTCCATATTTACACCATCCCCAATAAGCTGCTAGTGATGCTAACCTCTTATTATTACTTTTATAACTTAATTTATGAATAAACTTCTTTTTGATATCTTTCCTGAGTAAAGTACGATCATGGTAAAATACATAACCAATAAAATCTATACCTCTTGCTTCTACAGGAAATATCTGCCAATTACGTTTTACTTTTAATTTCAAGTTATCAGCTAGATATTTTTCAATCTCTTGTAAGCAATATCTTAAGTAATCTTTATCTGGGTGTAATATAACAATATCATCACAATATCTGTAATAATATTTTATTTTTAATACTTGTTTAATCCACCTATCGAACCAAGCCAAATTCAAATTTGCTGCAAATTGAGATATATAATTTCCAATTGGTAAACCTTTTGGTGTAGAATAAACTACATGATGTAATAATCTTAATAGTTTCTTATCCTTAAATACCTTTTCAAACTGTGAGTATAACACATCTTGATCTATAGAAGGAAAGAACTTTTTAATATCTAATTTTAAACAATATTTTGTGCCTTCTTTATCAGCTTTTAAATCTCTTTTCAATCTCTTTACTCCATAATGGATACCTCTTCCTTTTAAACAGTTAAAGATATCTGCAGTAAATCTACTAACAAGGTAAGGTTCTATAACATTCATTATAGCATGATGGACTATTCTGTCTGGATAATACGGTAGCCTATATATTTCTCTTTCTTTGTTACCACGATCGGCGATGATTGTATATACGCAGTATTCCGAAGTACGATAAGTATCTTCAATTAATGCTTTTTGTAACCGGACCAGATTTTCATATGGATTCCTGTCAAATTTCTTAACGCCGTATCTTTTAGTTTTACCTAATCTTGCCTTTTTGTCGGCCCGGACCAGATTTTCATATGATATTATCCTATTAAATAAATTGCCTATTCTTTTCATAAGCTATTTTGGTGGTAAGACCCGTTCGCCCAATACTACTAGGGTCTCTTCAAAGCACCTGTTATCTTTTACCTAGAGGTAAGGCTGATCTAAGTTCAACAAACATTTATGTAAGTATCTGAAAGTATCTGTTAGTTCCAAAATTTCACTGATATTTGTCTATGAATTCGAGGATGCATTATTAGCATTAGCTATGAAGACTCTGCATTGAGAACCATTATCTGAATTACCTGACTGTTTTTTCAAGTATGAAATAATGTGACAGCAGTCTTACTATAAAGTCATCTCATAGTAATTCTTTTAGATCCCGCCCTTGTTATTAATATTTAATTATCTATATTACTCAGGACTATGCCTGCATTTTCTTAAATGTATCTGAATCAACTACAACGATCTTACCGTAAAAGGCTAATCTTGCACCGAAACCCGCCCACGAAGCCGAGGACGCATCATCAGCATCAGCCACGAAGACCCCGCACAGAGAACCATTAGCCGAACTACCCGACCGCAGAAAGATTCTATTTCCTGTTGGATTAAACCAACTATAGTCAGAATAGTAAGTGGTTTCAGATCCACCATGTGCTGTAGGAACTACATCACCATATTTACCTTGAGCTACGGCTTTAGTCCATCCATTATATGCTGCTGTTGCAGCTGGATTAGGTTCATATCCTACAACTCTGATATTAGTAGCACCTGCTGCTTCAAGCTCTGTTACATCCTTATCCGGGAATGAACCACCGTCATAAACAACGTATTTACCTTTTAAAATGTTTATTCCTTGTACAAACTCCCACTTACTGTAATAGCAGTCCTCAAGTCCTAAGAAGCTAGTTGAGTAATATCCTGTATCGTTTGTAACGGCTACTTTACCATCTTTATTACCTAACGGAATAGTTGCTCCAGTTATACCGTAATTATATCTTTTAGTACCTCCAGAACATGGAATAGAACTATTGCTTGTACTAATGTTTGTAGTTTTATAGTAAGCACAGAACATTCTAGCTATTGTTGCATGAATTCTATAATCCTGTATGCCCCACATTGAACCATTTGCTTTAGCTTGTGTTACAAAAGTTGCTATTGTTTGTGAATGAGTAGATTCTACACCACTAATAGAACACAAAACGCTATCATCAGATTTGTAAGCTTCAAAACTTCCTACCAATCTTTCAGGTTCTTCAATGTAATCACTATCTATTTGCTGTTCAGATATGTACGTTCTCCAAATGCCAGGGCTTCTTTCTATAGTCTTATGATAATATTTAGGGAAGTGAACCATTCTATTTTCTTTTCTGGATGTTGCTATTTCAACAGCAGAACCATCTGGCCATTTATTACCATTTGTTTCATTTAAGTAACTAATTAATGCAGCATCATCACCATATGGTTTAGCAATACATCTCTTGAATTTACTTCTTAATGATTCAATTACATTTCTATTACCACCTGTTAAACATGTAGTAGATGAAGCAGTCTCATTATTTTCATACCAATATGCCAGAGTATCTTCTAGATTAGAAGTAGTAACAACTTTACCTACATTTACATACACAATATTCTCAGGAGCAGTAGTTTGAACAGAATTAACTAAAGTAAAACTTTTACTAACACAAATATCTAAACTAGAAGTTCCTCCATAAGATCCAGAATTTACTATCCAAATTTGTACTTCTGAATCCGTAGCAACATAACCTACTTGATATTGGTCTACATTGCCTATGTGATTTATAGCTCTAACTGCAATACTTCCTCTTGTACTAGCAGTAATAGTAGCATATACTTCTTCAGTACCACCAAAATTAATTAGACCATAAACGTTAAATACTACTTTAGATTCACCGCTAGCAGTAGAAGAAACAGTTGGTAAATTACCTATATGCCAAAATCTTCTATCACTTCCAATAGATGGTCTACTAATAACAGAATGAGGGCCAGTAGCATTTCCAATAGTAACTAATTGATAACCATCTAACAAATCAGCATCTAATCCACTACCTGAACCATCATTGCCTTCATACCATATCTTACCGTTTCTATAAGTTAAAGTGGTAGCATTAATCCTTAAACTATCGTAAGGGCTGTGTGGATTATCCCCCCAACCTAAGAAAAGATAATTATTGTCAGTAAGAGCACCATTTAAATACCCATAGAATGAACCAACCTGATACCTTTCATATTCTCTATTGCTATCATTCATTACTGAAAAACTGATACTTCTCGCTGAGCCAGTTCTACTAGTAGTCACTGTTGTTGGATTTGGAACGTAAAGGTTAATTATATCAGAATAATATGTTGATACTGTACCATCTTGGCTGTTGTCTATAGTAAGTGTTCCTGTCATAGTATCGCCAGTCTTCTTCACATACCTAGCGTCACTAGTATCTTGAGTCATTGCAGTAATACCTTTAGCAAATGCAATCTTAGTACCATTCTTAGTAGCTGTAGTAATAACATTACCTGTACCAGTTACTTCAATTGTCTCAAGTTTGTTTGCTTTTATGTTGGTAATATCCTGAGTAATAGTAGAATCATCATAGTTACTTAACCCATCAAGCTTAGTCTTATCAGCAGCAGACATTACACCCGCAGTAGTAGTAGTGGCTTTGTTAATAGTAAGTACTTGATTGGAATTGTTATCTGTAACAGGATCTTTAATATTCAATGTAATAGCAGCATTATTTGCATCTTGTGTAAAACTACCACTAGTTACATAACTATTAAGATTATCTACTTTATTTTTGTCATCATTACTATAGTCGTTAGTAGATAAATCTTTACCTTCTACTTGATGAACAAATCTTGCGTCAGCATCATTTTTACTATAACCATCAAATGTAAAGTCGTAATCTTCATCAGTATCCATCCAGATTATTTCTTCATTAGTAGGTTCATTTGGACCAATTGCTACATCCTCTGGAATAGTTACATTCTTATTAACAACATTGAGTTCTACTCTTTTAGTAATAGTCTCAATCTTATTAACTTGTGCACCTGCTTCAATACCTTGTAACTTTGCAAAGTCTTCCTTGGACATCAAACCATTAGCTGTCAATGATGCTAATTCAGCAGTACCACCTAATGCATCCCAACCTTCACTTGTCCATGCGTAGTTAGTATCGTTCTTACGAACATTCCATACATCACCAATCACATTACCTTCAGTAGGTAAATCTTCTACACTATCTACAGATCCCTTAAAGATGTACACAGAAGTAAATTTACTATCTACTTGGGATTTATTATAGTAGTTGTTAGCAAGATCATCTGCTACTACCTTTATGTTAGCATCAGTTTGATCTTTAGTATAGTACCTAGTATCATGAGTATGAGTAGTTACTTCACCTACTAATACAGCTTCAATAGCTGCTTTACTAAGTTCAGCATCTTTACCAGGTTCTCCTTGAGGTCCTTGGAATCTACCCATGTTAACCCATTCTGTACCATTCCAAAAGTATAAGTCTGTACCAACAATATAAGAATCACTAAGCTGTGGGTCTACAATGTCATTTAAATCTTCTGGACTATTAAGACTACCTTTCAAGAGAATACCTGAAGATGGCCAACCTGTGTTTACATACACATCATTGACTTCATCCCAAAGATACCAATATCCATCTTCTCCTACTTTGGGTGGATTGTCTGCATATTCCTTAGCTCTTGCTGCTTGAGTATTAGCATTATTAGCAGCAGTGGTAGCATTTGTAGTAGCTTGTTGTGCAGCTGTTTTAGCCTCATTTACGGCAGTTATAGCATCAGCTGTATTCTTTTCCCTTGCAGCCTCTTGAGTCTCTCTAACAGCCTCATTTGCCTGTCTAGTGGATTCATTTGATACCCTTTCTTGTTCTGCTGTATCACGAGCTGTTTCTGCTTCTACACGCTTAGCTTCTTCCTCCTTTCTAGAAGTTTCAGCAGTCACTCTTTCACTTTCAGATGCAACTCTAATTGCTTCATTAGCTATACGTTCTTTTTCTTTAGTGTTACGTTCGCTTTCAGAATTTGCTCTTAATTGCTCTGCTGCTGCTCTTGCACCTTCAGCTTCTACACGATCTGATTCCGCATTAACCCTACTAGATTCTGCTTCTTTTCTACTATTCTCTGCTGCAATACGAGCATTCTCAGCAGTTACTCTCTTAGCCTCTTCTGCTTTTCTACTATCCTCATTAGAGATACGTGTATTTTCATTACTTACTCTGGTATTCTCAGCATTGACTCTACCTTGTTCTGCAGTAACACGTAATGCTTCTGCTTCTTTAACAGCTTGTTCAGTAGCTTCTACTTGTGCTTTAGCTTCTAATGCTTCTGCTGCTGCATCTAATGCAGGTTGTTTTAATGATTGAACCCATTCCTCTTCAGTACCTACAAAACCATGTTTTACTGCAACTTCATATGCTGACCAACCTTGAATACCTTGCATACCAGATAAGTCGACAATAAACTTCCAACCATTCTGAGTCTTTAAGTAAACCTTAGCATCATCAGGATCTTCTACATTATTAGTATTAATAAGTACATACTCACCTAACTTTACATCTGCAGTACCCCAATCAGCTTCCATTGCTTCTACTGAAGGATATTCCTTCTTGTAAGTGAAAGCATCACCAATAGCAGATATACCAGTATTAACATATTGTTTAGTGTCGTAGTTATAGATCCACCAATCATTATCTACGATCTTTGGTGGATTACTAGCAATCTCTTCAGCTTTATCGGTAGCAGCTATAGCATCGTCAACTATACCTTCAATTTCTTCTACAGCTTGATTAGCTTTATCTGCAGCTTCATTTGCTTTGTTAGCTGCTTCTAGTGCAGCAACAGCAGCATCTTCAGATGCTTTGCTTAAACTATCAATCCAATCTTGTTCACTACCTTTAAAACCTAATTTAACTGCAATATCGTAAGCACTAAGACCACGAGCTTCTATACCTGTATCTACATATACTTTGTTGATAGGATCATAAGTAAACCAATGATCATTCTCACCTATATATGGAGTCTCTGCAGTAGCTTTTACTCCAGTATCTCTATTATCTACCCACCAGTTACCATTAGAACCAATAAATGGTGGTACATAGTCATCTTTACTTACATCAAAGAGTACAACCCATTTTTCTATATCACGATTGTAAACTTTAATTATTCTACCTTTTGAATCTGCTCCCAAGTCAATCCAGTACCCAACCTGATCTGGATTGGGTACGGTTATACTTGCAAACCACTCATAATATACATTATTCTTAATCATATTAAACTATATATGGATTTTCCTCTTTTATTGTTTGTATTGCTTCTAACCACTTGTTATAGTACTCAGTAGCTTTCTCATCATTACCTAATGCTGTATTTTTTACATACCCCATATAAAGAGGGTCTGCAACACTTTTATAATCCTTTTCTCTATTTTTCTCTATCTCGATATTTTTATTAATTTTTATATCTTCTATTTCTTCCTGAGTAAGAGGAAGCATGTAAAAAAGATGATATAAATCATAATCTTTATGAGAATTATAGAATTCAATTTGTTCTAATGATGCTGGCATCATTTTACCTTCTAGGATATCATCATAACTAGTTGCAATATTTTCAGGAAGAATACTCTCATACCATTCTTTTGTACCTATTGTCATTCCTCCTGCAAAAAATACATAATATTGTTCGTTTTCCATAATAAGTGTTTTATTGATAAGCTAAAAATATAATATCTACTGCATCATTTCCTCTCAACCCAGGTCTATGATTTTGATTATCTGTGTCTATAAATACAATATCGCAAGAATTTGAAGATCTACTAGTTACTGCTGTAGAACCAACAAAAGCACCAGCAGTAGATCTTTTACTGCCTATAGCATATGCTATATAATTAGTATTTCCAATGTTATGGTTTACTCGTATAGTACCATTGTTTACATTTGAAATACTGGATACTTTTTTTCCGCCAACTGTATACACGTTTTGTATTGATGAATTAGTACCACTATAATAGCAAATACAAACAACGCCAGGGCCAAACCAAGAATCACGATAAGCTTCATCTACTGTAATTTTTTTACAAGATAGAGTACCTGTTATAGTGGCATTATTTGCTACCATTGAACCATCTTGATAAACTCTAAAAGGAGCCCAGAATCTATTTCCTTGACTAGTACCATCATTAAATGGTTTACCGGCCCATATTCGTACTTCGCCACTAGAATCTCCATAACCTGAAATACCTGCAGTAGCTCTACCATTACTATCCATTGGGCCTAAAGTAATGATACCTCCTTTGAACATATTTATTTTACCTTTATTATAACGAGTTTGCCCATTAACAGTAGTAATACTTGCTAGTAGATCATCATCCCCAATAGCTATCACTTGTGCAGCAGAACCTGCGTCATTACCAGGATCTAATACAACGCATTTATTAGCAGAATATATAACACCAGTTGGGTCAAAATTCCAACCTGCTATAGTAGCAGTTTGTGCTAATAATAAATCTGTTGCAACCATTTCAAAAGAAGACATTACCTTAAATCCGCTAATTTTATTAGTAGAACCTTTACTTTTTACAATGTAGTATTGACCATTATATTTAACAACATCTCTTCTATCTTCATTCCAGTAATAAGTTTTACTACTGCTAAACTCTCCTCTGAATGTTAATGCCGGTCCTGCTGGGCCTGTTTCACCTTGTGCTGGTCTACCTTGTACCCAGCCAAGAGAGGAATCATAATAATACCAATATCCATTGGAAATGTACGGAGAATGCCCATCATTACCATCAGCTCCATCAGCTCCATCAGCTCCGTCTTTACCGGAAAATTTAACTGGTTCTGTCCATCTATAAGATGTATTTGGTATTAGATCTATAGAATTAGTATTTGGATTATAAGTACCTTTACTTGACCAAGTAGTATAGCTACTTAGATAATGTGCATCTAATGACCAGTTGTATGCGCCTGTTGCAGTAGGTAATGTGGCAAACGTTGGCCTAGAAGGTGTACTATTACTACAGATATAAATAGTAACTTCTTGTTTACCATTTTGACCAGTAATTCCCTGTTTACTCTTGGATATTACAAAATCTACTGTATCTACTTTTGTATTTGCCCCTTTTACAGTAGTATAAAAATCTATTCTATATACTAGAGCATCTGAAGTAAATGCAGAAGGTTTATCTGTAGGATAACTTAATTCTTTTGTACTACTATTATAATTTAAAGATGGGCCTGTTCCATAGTAAGGAGTTCCATAACCCTGTAATGTATAATTGGTTACTTCCTCATTACCATATCTTAATCTACTAGTTGTAGTTGCTACTCTAGCGGCATCAGCAGTGAAGTTACCGTTCTCATCAGTTACAATAGAACAGTTTTCGTTTTGTAATGAACCACGATAAACATTTTCTCCATCTCTTACTTTATTAATAGTTATGAAATCGTAAAATTCATTACCAACTGAATCTGTAACTACACACTTGAAAGTGACTTCATCAGCAATGTTCATCCATGCAGAGTTATATTGTACTCGTAATGTTGGACCTACTTCGTTCTGAATTAAATTCCAACTGTATTTACCAGCCTCACTATAATACCACTTATAAGTTGTACCATTAACATTTGTAGTAGATGTTGAAATATCTATATAAGTTGGATTGGGTACAGTTTCACCACTCTTGTAATGAAAATATTGTTCGCCAGTCATTGTCATATACATAGCATCTTCACCATTGAACCCATTTTCACCATCTTTTGTAGTACCTATATACCATACTTTATTGATAGCGTATCCATCTTCCAAAGTAACACCAATGGTTATTTCTGCAGTAGTAGAGTTTAAAGTATCTAAATACACCCTATTAGATGCTAAATCGACATGAGCTGTAGCAGTTCCTTTTACAGACTTAATTGTCATATTTTTGATACTTATTGCATTTATACCATGATATGCCATAACATCTGTATATATCTCACTTATTACTATTTTTGGATTACCAGATTCGTCATAAGGAATCACGGCGGTACCATTACTTAAGTCTACATAATAAGCATCTGCCCCTTCAGCACCATTGAATAATTTTGCAAGCTGTACATCATCATAATACTCACCACCATCTGAATTAGTTACTGTACATCTTAATGATAATGTCCTTTGACCCTTATTTAATGAAGTGTAAAATACCTCTAATGAACTATAAGTTCCCATAGTTACTCCGGTATCTAATCTTGTCCATTTAAAAGATGGATTAGTCATACCATGCACATTTGCCATGAGACTTATAGTAGATGGAGTTGGTGTTCCACTATCGTCAGGTGTTTCGTATAAGAATAGTCTGTCACCAGTAATTTCTACCCATTTAGCAACATCATCACTTGGAGTACCTGCTTCACCTTTTGATACTTGTTTCTGCCAATCATCTTCTTCATCTTTTGGTTCTGCTGTAGTGCCATCTGGTTTCATGCAAATCCATAAACTACCATTATGACTTACTTGATCGTAATAATAGTAAGTATTACCAGAAACCCAAAGGCCTTTATATACAGGTACTCTAACGATTCCTGTATTAGAAGTTTGATAAATTGTACCTACAAATTTAGTTTGTTCTCCACCAATTACAACTCTTTCCCTTACTACACCAGCTACAGGATCATCTGCCAGAGTAAACTCGTCAATACCTTTGTAGAATGTCAATCTAGGAGCATTCATACCTTTAGCACTAATATAGATCGCATTACGACGCTCATCCATTTGTAAGTTATAATCTGGATCAGCTTCATACATGTGCCCTAACTGAAGTATAGTATCTCCTTCTCCTGGCTCTGAGCTATTTGGTTCACATACATCCTTTGATAATACAATATAATCTCTTCCAACTTCATTAACTTTACGCCAATATCTTTTAACATTTTTACCATCAAACTGTTGGCATATTGCCATATCGTTAACTACAAATTCATTGTACTTAGTTCCATCTTCTGTATCAAAATAGCATTTGTATCCATCAGCAAGTGTTTCTACTTTAGTACATTTCATGTCTCCTAAAGTAACTAACAGATCTCCTCCGACAGCCTTTATCTCATTTACTGTAAGTTCATTAACTGTCATGTTACCTCTTACAAATAAATTATCAAGCTCTAAATTCCATTTAGTTCCAAAAGGATACAAACTAGCGCCTTGTCCATCCCAACCAGATCTAAATATTGTTCCACCCTGTAAACCATTTTTAAAGTCTATTCTACCTTCTGCAGTATCCCCATATTTATTTAAAAAGGTCTTTTCAGTTTTTAAAGAAGTATACAATGTACCATCAGAAGGTTGAGTTGTTTCTGTTGATTTAATTACAGGTAAAGAACCAGAACTGCTAGCTACTGCTTCTACTTGATTTTCAAGTTTAGACAATGCTTGATTTAACGTATCAGATGTAGCTAATGGAGATGCATCGTTTGCTTTATAATAACCAGATAAAGGAAATATTGTAGCAGTACTTTGGGTATGATATCCTGGAGTAGAACCACTACCACCGCCATTTGCAATTACTTCTGCTAAAGCAGTAATAGTATTCTCAGCTACAGTAAGTCTGCTAAGTGCATCTTGTAACTGTTGTAATGTAGATCTATTGTCAATATCATCTATCCACTCTTGCATGGTACCACTCATACCTGACATATCAGTATCATGCTTAGTATCTAAAGTAATGATCTTATTATTCAATACATCATAATAACTAGTAATAGCACTATTAAGATTAGTAGTTACACTAGTATCTCCTTCTACTATCTTATTACTAAGATCTTTATAGTTATCATTTACTTTAGTATCTAGTATCTCAACATCTTCTTCTACAGCATCTACTCTCTCATTAGTGGCAAATGTACCTGATAGTGATGTAGTAAAACTTCCACTAGTAATATTCTTATTACTACCATCTTGTACAAGGGTAATGAGGTCTTGCTCCTGTAGTTTAGTTGTTAGTTCAAATTGCGATATCTTTTTATTCATATTACTCTTGGATTATATGTTTCTCTGTTTCTGTTAAAATACAGTCATTATCAATGTCTTGTACTTCATAGAAATTTATTTGTTTCTTTAAACAGTTAATGTACCCACCAATTTTAACTAGGTCTTCCTGAGTAAATGGAAAATCTGGGTCGTTTTTCTTTAAGTCAGATTCAAGTTGATTATATATAGTTTCTAAATGAGGAATAAGTACTATATTAGTAACAGATATATTATCAATATCAACATTCATTTTGGTAGAATCATTAATCTGTTTACCTACCTTATTTACATATTGTGCATGATCCATTACTACAGTTTTTACAGGTATTACAATTTATTGTACAATTACAGGTTCTCATACCAAGTAGGTTTAACATCTCTTTATAATACATTTCAGCATCTTCTGTCAGACCTAACTTTGTGGCATTGTCATATAATTCCTTTTTAAATAAGAACATCATAATACGCTCTTTCATTTTGTTATCAAGGCAATTATGACAATATCTGGTAAGTAATTTTACTTCCGCTAAATATAATGATTCTTCCATATTTTTTAAAATAAAAAAGGGAGCATGGGGGAATACCCCAAGCCCCCTTGTGAGTTAATAAGTTTAAAAGTTAGGCTTTAGCAACAAATGCTTTTAATGCTGTTTCAAAAGCAGAACCAGAAATTTCATCTTTATTAACATAAATCTCTGCAGATAGCGGAGTAGTTTTGATGTACTGATTATCGTTGCTTAAATACAAGTTATCCCACTCTAAAGTAAGAGTATCATATTCTGCACTCAGATCAGATCTGAATTCAGGAGCAATATACGGATAAATAGCATTAGCACGGTACTGAATACCTTCGTAACCAAGATTCCAATTCTCACGATCTCTTACAATATAAGCATTACCACGACCCGGAGTACCCTGAGTCTTAGCAATCGTCAAATTAGAAATAGGATACATTACATTGCTCAACAAACCAGAAGGAATTGTCTTCCACATGAAAACATCCATAGATACTTGGCAATAACCAGCATCTAAAGTAATTCCCTGATTATACGGAATTTCCTTTGCAGTCAATGTTAATACTGCAGCAGCACTAGTAGCTACTACTCTAGCTTGTTTGTGACTATTGATCTTATTCTTGAAAGAAGTGATCAAATCTGTTGCATTAGTAGTTTTAGCAATTACCTCATAAGTATGAGTAAACTGACCCGGAGCTTCGTGAATGTCATTGTAAACAATGCGCAATACATAACGATGTCCTACTTCAGGAGTAACATCAGTTGCAGTAATTACTACTTTGTCTTCAGCCTTAGCAACAAACTCAGTGAATACCATAGACGGTTTAGAACCTTTCTGAATCGGCATACTATAGTTAATAACCGACTTTGTAGATTTTGTACCCTCTTGATCGTATACATCTTCTTTACCAACACAAACACCAATGTAAAGTGCAGTGGCAGCTTCTGCCTCAGATGCAGATTTAACAATTACTTTGTTCTCATTGAACAATGCGATATCACCGTCAACTAAAGCATCTACAGTAGTATAAGAAGCCGGAGCTGTCTTAGCGATAAGTACTTTATTTACGTGTTGTAACATTTTATTTAAATTTAATAGTTAAACATTGAGCTCAGTTTAACTTATTTTAGTTCTTCTACTTTGCTTTCGCATTTCCTCGTTAAACTAAACTTTTCGTATATTACTCCATACTATTTACTTCGTTAATATACGATTGATATCTTGGATTAGCCTCATTCTCCAAATACAACTCAACCGCTAACTTTACTATCTCATCATGAGTTGATGCTGGCATATCCTTGTACTCCTCAAATGGAGCATCAGTGAGGCTAATCTTGTTGGGTATTCTCAAGTATGTGAGAATATAATTTCTTATATGGTAATTACCATCTGTATATAAATGAATAGTATTACCTTCATATAGTCTTAATGGTCTAGCAGATCTACCATGTAATCTATATTCTGACAAAGTATTTTGTCTTTGTCTATCAATATTTTCTATAGTAGCCTCTAACACATCTGTGTTTTTAGTTCTTGGTTGACCACTTGGTCCCACAGGCCAACAATGATCATAACTAAATATTACAGCTGTTTCACCTAAAGTAGTCATATAATCTTCTGGTAGAGTAACTGTATACTCTTCTGGATAGGTTGTGAACTGATAAGATTTTCTTGTGACTAAACTACGAAGATCGTCAATTCTCTTTTGATCTTGTTCAAAACCAGTTTGCTTAAAATTGATACCAGAGTATCTAGTTTTAATAAACTTAATTAAACCAGCTGTTAACCAATATTCAATATCTGAAGTAGTAGGTTTTGTTAGATTACTATCTAACTGAGCTATTTCTAATTCAAATGCTTCTTGTAAGTCAATGTACCTCATTATTGTTGATTATTTGGTTGTTTTACTTGTAATCTATATTTACCTTCAGTAATAAACATATTAACTGCTAAATCTACAATTTCACTATGAATTGATTCTGGTAGTTCACATTTACTAGCCCCATCAGTAGTATTGAACCTTAATGGTTTTCTATAGTAAGTTAATGTAACGTTACCTAATGTAGTATATGCATCTACTGCTACTTCTATATAGTTATATTTAGTAGTAGGATCTGATACTAATGCAACAGCAGGTTGCCTAATGATAGGTGTATTGTATGCAGTTTTAATAAACTTACCAAGATCCCTATACTTAACTAATTGATTGTCTACCCTAACAAAATCTTTATATTGTTTGTATGTACCTTTTACTTTACTAAAAGAGTGTACATATAAGAAATATTCTTCAGTAGACGTGTATGGTAACCTATATCTTGTGAAACCATTAAGAGTAGTACCTGTTGCGGTTAACTCTTTTTCTACTAACAAACTCTTAATAGAATCTGTATTTCTAGTATGTATATTGGTTTCAGTTTCCATTTGGTCGTCACCAACATAGTTCATCATTACATACCTATCTTGAGCTTCATTTAGTATTGAAAATATAAGATCAGAGTTAGGTTTCTCATCTATAATAAGATCTGGGCTAATAAGTTGAATTCGTCTTTCGAATTCCATTTGCATTTCCTTACTACTCATATTACTCTGATAATTGTGCTACGTACTGTGGATGTGTTTGAGTTCTTGGAGATTCAATATTCTCAATTGCCATGTCAGCAGCTAATTTAACTACTTCATATTGCATATACTCTGGAATTTCATCTAGAGTAGACGTAATATCTTGATTATTAATCTTTCTTGGGTATGCTAGATAAGTAATATCTATAGTATAGGGACCTACCATAAGATCCCTATCTATAAATACTATTAACTTATTATCTTCCAGTATTGCTACAGGTTCTTCAATCCAAGGTTTATTATTATAAGTTTCTAAGAATCTAGTAGCTTGTTCGTGACTAATAAGTTTTACTGTGGCTATTTTATTACTACCAAAATGTAAAATTCCTTCTAAGAAGTACATACGCTTATCTTGAGTATCATCACCATAAGTAATACTAGATTTGAAATTATTCATAGTAAGTCTATTACTTATAGATTCACTTAGTAAAGACAATCCCTTATCAGTTTTTACTAAACCTTCTAAGTCTGCTACTCTTTTTACATTACCTTCAAATGGTATTCTAAGAGTATTGTTACCAGTAGCTTTAGTAGCTATCTTACTTAGATACGCTGTATATAACCAATAATCAATTTCCTCAGGTAAAAAAGACGGACAGCCAGATATACCAATATTAACGGCATTTTTATCTGCTTCAATCTTAAATGCTATATGTGCTTCTAATACTGTCATATTACTTAGATTCTATTTCTTGCATGATGGCTAGTCTTATATCTTGATTCTTTTTATCATCAAGCATCAGTACAGCTTCATCCATACTTCGACCGATTACATCAGTACCATAGTAATACATATTTTTATTCTTACGAATAATATTTTTACTAATAGCTTCTTCGATCAAGTATTGAGTTTCTTTATTCTTATTATTTACCCACAGTAATAGATATCTTTGCGGATCATTTTCAATAAGTTCATTCAGCTTACTTTCAACTAATTCATTACTAATTGAATCTGACTTAATACCATAAAGTCTAAGACATTTACGCATTTCTTCAAGAGACATCTTAGTAAATGCTGAATAGGCCTCACGCTTAATTTTAAATTTCTTATTATTCTCTTCTGCCTCTGCTTGAGAATTGCTTAGCAAATAGTCAGTACTTGGTGTAATATTACTAGTACCAAATGCTACTCTTTTGTGACTTTTTAAGAATAAATACTTTAATTCATCCTCTGGTTTTTCAGTATGTATATATAGATCCTTATTACCTAACTTAACTGAATAAGTAGCCCAGAATGGACTATATGGTGCTAAATGACCTTCTGGATAACCAATAGCTTTTTCAAGTCTACGAGCATCCTCTTCTGTTAAACCAGTATATCTGTTTCCTGATCTAGTCCAATACGGACCAATATAATCACCACAATTTTTAAACTTTGAAATACCAACCCAAGGGTTAGTTCTAATAAATCTTAACGTTGCTTCCATATATTTTTAATTAAATATAGATTTTAAACCTGTTAATAAAAAATATAGGGGCTGTTACGCCCCTATAAGTTATATTGTATAATATTGGCGTACTTGTTCAAATACGTGGATTAACCCTCAGCGTCCATGATTAACTCACCACAACCGCGCGGATCTCTCAACATGATACCCATCTCACCTAAGAAGTGAACAGAGTAACCGTCCTTTGCATTAGAACGCAAAGTGTTGATAGATTTTGCAGGACCTGCAGGAGAAATAGAACCACCAGTATACCACTGCATGAATTCACGACCCTTACGTACTACCTTAACAATGTTTGCTTCGCCATCTCTACGACTTACATCCAAGAATGTAAAACGATAAGACTCAAGCGGCTTACCAGAAAGTGGGTGTAACAAACGATTGAACGTAGTGTTGTCATACAACGGGAAGTGTTTCAATGTCAACTCAATACCATTATTCATCTTGTATGTTACAAACTGACCACCTAAAGTCAACTCTTGACCACTACCACTAATGAACTTAGTATCGATTACATTCATCGTAGCGGCTTTTTGTTTCAATACACGGTCAAACTCGCGAATACCCATCTCACCAGTTAAGGCTACGAACTTACGCTCATTAGTACCAAGAATATTGTAAGACAGATCAAACAAGAAGTCCTCAAGCAACTCTGTTGTCAACTCAGTGTAATAACGTCTATTAGACGGTGCAATCTGCTCAAGCAAACCAGCTGGCAAATAAACCGGACGACCGTTAGTACCTTTCAAAGAGAAAGTACCATCAGCATTACGATTTGACTTAGAGTAAACCATCATCATCTCACAACGTTTTCTCCATTCACGCATTGCCACCCATTCTTGATAGTCAGACCACAAATAAGATTTCTTACCTGTTTTAGGATCCTTCAATGCAATCCACAATACAGTTGCATAAGCCGTACCTGTAATATCATAACTCAAACGAGTCGTGAATAAGTGGTTACGCATCTTGAATTGAGTATTGTAGTTCAGGATATCTGCTTCTTCACTGTACTCCTCGTAAGCAGCACCAAGACGTGACATTTCACGACCAGCTAACAAATACTTACCCGGAACGTATGAACTAGACTGACCATCAGCGATGAACATAGTATAGCACCACAAGTTACCGTCCTGTACAGGAGCACCTTGAATACGTAATTGATATTCTTTGTCATCAAGTACTACAATAGCACCCGGACCAAACCATTTATCTTCTACCCATACTTGGATAGGTGTGTTGCCAATACCAGCCATGATTGTGTCAGCATTAGCAGCAGTAATTTCAGTACCCTGCCATTTTGCAGAGCGAATTGTTACAGCTCTATCGGTATCAATTTCAACATACCATTCATATGTACTTTGATCAATAGTCATTACGTTACCAAGACCACCTGTGATAGCATCAATGGAAGTACCATAAGCACCGTCTTTTGCGGCAAATACGTAAGAAACAATACGTTCTACTTCATACGGTCTTGACAACATTGCTTCTGAAATCTTATTCTCGTCAATAAGATCTGAAAACCATCTACTTTTACCGATCTGTAAATTATTCAGAATTCCGTTATCCATAAATTAATTTATAATCTTTAATTATTGTTTAAACTTCGTGCTGCGATACTCCATATAGAGTTTGATGAACTAGTGTGAATTCTTTTAGTGCCTTTCGTAGCACCTGTTGTCTTTAAACTTTGTTTCAAGGTCTTTATAGCAGAGCTAGTTCCAATTTTTTTTGCAGTATCTAGCAAAGTGTCTCCCTTCATAGTAAAATAGGCAGACTCAATTAAATTTTTTACACTCTTAGAATAGTCTTTCTGATATTGAGTAAGACCATCTGAGTCCGCTTTAAAGATATAATTCAATAAAGCTTTTTTATCCTTTTCAGGAATAGCGATACCTCTGATATCTTTCAGCGATTTAATGTTGGTGACAACGTCATCGACAAATTTTTGTTGGCGCTCGATTCTTGCCTCATTTTGCTTTTCCTGATCAATCAATAGCTGTTCCTTCTTCTTTTCAGTAATCTCCTTCATTAGTTCAAGAGCTTCCTCTGCTTCATCTTCTAGAATACCAGCATCTTCATATTTTTCTAGTTTACTCTGGATTCTCTTCTCACTAAACCCTTTTTCTAACAACAATTCACGAATGATTTGCTTTTGATTACTCTCGATCGAAGTGTCAAAGTTATCAAAATCAATAGCAGTACTAACTTGAAAATAATCTTCTAGTTTACCACCATTACGAACGAATTCATCAATTTTAGCAACCTCTTCACTTGAATACTCTGGAGTTGAATTTTCTTCAATCAAATCCTTGAAGTATTCACATAATTCCTCTACTGTTTTAGGTTTCTGTGATTCTTCATCTTCTTCAAAGTCTAACCCTAATTCCTCAGTAATAGCATCAAAAAAAGCACTAACTTGAATACCTTCATTATCTAACTCTTCCTCTTCAGTAGATGTTTCCTCAACTTTTTCTACTTCTTTAGTCTGTTTAGGTTTCTTTTTAGGTTCTTCAACTTCTACTTCTTCTTCCTCTATTTCTGTTTCCTCTTCAGTTTCTTCAGTCTCTTCAACCTCAGTATCTTTTTCCTCTTTAGAAGTATCTATTCCAAACACTTCCTTTACTGAAGGACCTCTGTTAGTTCTTTGTAAACGTTTGACTTCATCATCAGATAGATCATCATTACTTGTACTAAACGTACCTGTTACTAGAGGATTATTTAATGTTTCAGATGATAATGCATCTGCTACTGCTTCCCAACCTAATAGTGTATTACTATTGTTATCCATAATTATATTTAATTAGATTTATTAATGTTTCCATTTAGCGGCGTTCCTAGCAAAGTTAGCTTTTTTCTTCATAGCTGGACTTGCTTTACTACCTTTCTTTAATACTTTATTTGCATATTCTTGTACACCCATACCAGCTTTCTTAGCTGCAGCTTTAAATGTACCTCTCTTGCTTTTCTTGATATGTATTCCACCATTCTTATAACTTGGTACAGGATATAGTGGGTATACTCCTTCTAACTCTTTCATATTGATTATTTGTTTTCTTGTTCTTCTCCAAAGAATATAGGTAACCCTAATGGAACTGCCCATTCGATTGGAGTAAGATTATTCATTCTATTTACAAAACCTTGTTTATCTGGTCGAATATCATATAGAGTTCGTAATACTGGGTTGACCCTATTTGCATATTTACTACGATAAGATAAATATTCTTCAATCTTATCCTGAGTAATAGGATCTGTCCAATTATTAATAAGACCTTCTTTTTGCATACCCCTTTTAAGCTGAATCATGCGAGCTTTATTTTCACTAGGTGTAGTTAAGTATCTATACGTGTTAGGGTTAACATCCATCAAACTCTGTCTTATTTCATTATAACTCATTATGTTGTCTCTATCTAGTAGATACTCCATATAGTTATTCGTAGCATCTGCATTATGTACTCTATTAACTAAAGCATCTGCTAAGTGACTGATTTCATGATTTGCTGTCCCTTCCAGATAATAATCTGGATTAAGACTAATTGTCATATCTTCTATAGTAGGCTGATCTACTTTACCGGTAGTTCTACCATATATAGGATTCCCAGCACTATCATACATTTGTTGATGCTTAACGTACTTACCTCTATTAGCCATATCCTGAAAAGCAATGGCAGATGCAGCTTTCTTATAATTTGTACCATAAGCTTTATCAACCTTTTCAAGAGTTTCTACACTACCATCAGTAGGCATAAATAAATCATTAGTAATCTTACTAAGTTCCTTATCATACTCCTGCATGTTATTATATTTTCTCTTTACTTCGGCAAACTCTTGGTCATAATCAGCTTCAGTTTTAACCTTTTTACCCTTCTTCTTTTTAGTGATTGTAGGAGTAAAAGGCTCAGCATAGGATTCTGCAGTATATGCGTCTGTTCCTTCAATTGCTCTTCCTACTTTCTTTTTTATTTTCTTTATAGTTTTACCAACTCCCCAAGGTATTAGATTTAATGCAGCATCAATGGCAGCTCCAGCATAATCTCCTTTGCCTAAGTCTTCAATGAAGTTAACTGCATCTTTAATATAACCAGCTGGAGTAATATAAGCTTCTGGTTGAACTGCATTAACTGCACCTGATATTTTCCTTTGTCTTTCAAAGTATTCAGGAGTACCAGTTCTATATTCTGGTGGTAAATCTGCTTTGTTTATGGTTTTACCTTTACCATCTTCATATGTAGGAATAGAATCAAATTGCTCTTTAATATCAAAATATGTAGCATCAGGGTTATTTGCCCTGACACTATCATATATCTGTTTTCTCTCTTTAAGAGATAGATCTTTCCATTTCATACTAGTAATATTTACTTACCTGTCTTACCTGGTTTACCTTTTCCGCCTTTTTTAGAGCCTCCTTTACAACTCATATTAATTCCTCCTTATATTTAAAAATGTAACCTTTATGTTGTTTTCTTCCCTCTTTATGTTGACAGCATCTTCTAATGTGGCCTTGATCACAATTTAGTATTTTTGCAGCCTGATAAGAAGAAACAAATTCTCCAATATACTCTCCATTTAGGTTAAATACTAATACCGTTTTACCTTTGTTTCTACCATGTTTAATTTTGGTAAGATTAGTTCTACGATCCTCTGGTATAGTTTTTATTTCTCCCCCTTCAAGTATATTATAACCATATCTCTTATCATTAGATTTATAATATTTGATATAGTATTTTTCTAAGTTATTAGCTTCTTCTACAGTTAAATTATCTCTTAAGATTTCGTGATGAACGTTTAACCATCCATATTTCAGAATAGCATTGTAAAAATAATTACAATGTTTATAACCATGTCCATTTTTCCATCTTAATAGTGGATTTTGTTTTGTAATACCTATGTATATTTTATTATTAGGCAAGACATGTTTATACACACAATAAGTTTTACATGCCATAATTGTTATCTCCTATTTTTTAGTTTTACTCTCACCTACCACTTTATTCTTAAGAGCAGTTTTAGCCTTAAGTTTCTCTCTATCCATTGCAGCTTTATCTTTCTGAGCTTGCAACTTCTTAGCTTCATCAAGCTTTTTCTTTTCAAGAGCTAGTCTCTCTCGTTCAATTGTAGCTTTAAGTTTCTCAGCTTTTTCAGCTTGTTCAATCTTACGTTTTTCTAACTCTTTCTTATTTTCTTCAGCTCTAGCTTTATTAGCTAAATCCATCTGTTTACTTACAGCATCAGATACAGCTTTTTGTCTAGCTATTTCTTGATTACCAATCTCGATAGGATCAGGTATACCATTCATATCTTGATCCATATTCTCAGATCCTCTGTATGCATTCAATTGAGCTACAGTAATCTTAGTAGCATTATCTTGATCAATCTTATATTTTTCAAGATCAAGTTCAGCTTCTTTAAGCATAAGCTCTTGTTCTTTAACTTGATTCTGCATCTGTATTAATTGCTGTTGCTGTTCAGCTTCTTGCTGTTGCATTGCTTGCTGCTGTGATAATCTTTGTTGTTCAAGCTCTTGTAGTTTACTCTTGATTAATGATAGATTATCCATAGTATACATTTCAGCAGCGTCTACTAAACTTGCACCATTCTGCATAGCAGGTTGAATTAATGCTCTAAGTTGTTCAATAGCTTGTACTTCTTTAGTGCTATCCGTTACAAAGATGTCGAAATCTTCATAAGGGAAATTATCAGCTAATGTTATGAATGCTCTAGTAGTATCATCAAATATGTAATTTAAATACTGTTTATCACTATCCTTCCATGCAGCTTTAGCAGTATTTAATAACATAAGCAATGCTTGTCTTTTCACCTGATTATGCATCCAGAATAATGGTTCTGTAATATGAGCAGATTGAATAACTGAACGTTCCACGTTACCTACCAACTCAGTACTAGATATTGCCCCTTGTCTTTGTGGTGTTACTCCAGATAACTCTGAAGCCATTGATTCAATCTTATCTAGTAATTGAATATATTGAGCGATAACATTACCCATAGTAAGATCCCAAGTGGTAAATCCATTAAAATTAGATGGTCTACCTCCTTCCCTGCCTGGAATATCCCATCCTTCATCATATGGGTTAATGAATGCTACTCCTAGTGCACTTAGATAATGCATCCATTTAGCAGTATCAATACCTAAACCTTTTGGTATCTGTGTAACATCCATTACAGGAACTTTACCTTTATCCCTAGCCATTGCTAATTCCATTCTATAGAATGTCGTAATGTACAAATACTGTAGAGGCTTCATAATACTAACTAAAGACTTAGGAGCACTATTAGTATTACTATAGACAATTCCTGTATATGGTAATCGTTGAGAATTAAGATTCTTACTTGTAATATATTGGTATTCAATAGGCTGAATTCCAAAGTAAAGATCATCAGCATTATATCCTTCCCATACTTCAATGATCCAATCCCATTCAACATTGACTTCATTACCAGTAGTCTTGTAATACTCATCTACTACAAACTCTTCCTCTTCTCCAGTTTCAGGGTTAACTACAGTAACAAAACCAATCTTTTTAAAAGATTTCCAACATACATGATATACTACTACATCCTCTGCATCTCCATAAGGATTATGATCAGGATACTTACTGTAGATTTTCGTATCAATATGATTCCAATCATCTACCATGTTCTTATCACCTAACCAATTCTTAGCTCCTTTACCATATTGACCAAATTTCTCTAGTAGTTGGTTAAGCTGTTTTTCATCAAGTTTATCATAAAACTCATCATATACCTGAGTATATGGCATAAGCATTTTATAACAACACATTGAAGCTTCATGAATAAACTCAATTCCTTCAGCATCATCAAACCAAAAGTTCTTTGGATTAACTCTATTCAAACAAGGCTCCCCATTCCTGATGCCTACATATATTACTTCTTCACCAGCAATTAAACCGTCTTTCCAAGTTTTTACAAACTCGTGATCAATATTTAAAGAGTGTTTTAAATAGTTTAGAGTATGATAAGCAGTAACTTCTGCTACATCTTTATAATCCTTAGTAAGGTATTCCTGTATTTGCTCTGGGGTTTGTATTTCACCAGAAGATAATGCTTCCTCATACCTAGCCTGTTCTTCAGGACCCATTTTAGCCATAATAGATGCTTGAACATAATCAAGCAACATCTGTTTAGCTTTTTCCTGCATTTCACTTGCAGCTGCATCACTAGTCCTACATACTTTAAAATTAAATGGTCTTTTAGTTTCTTCACCAATTAATAAATCAATTTTAGGTCTAATGATGTTATAGTCCTGAGCTACTGCTGGAAAACCATCATCTTGATTAAAAGGATTTGTAACATATTTTAAATCCTTCTCACTGTATACACTATTATATAAATCATAGTATGTTTGCATCTCTTCATCAGTAGGTATTGAACTACCATTACTTAATTGAGATTGCCCTATGATATAGTCTACACATGTTTTTTTCCATTCTTCACTCTTTTGGCTAAAAGGTATTTTTTGTATAGGAAAGCTATTTACTGTGCGTTCCATATTTTAAAATGAAAATGTTAATATATTTGAATCAAATAATTTATTTGTAGAATCAGAAGTATCTTGTTCAAACCATTTATCTGTGAATATTGGTGTATCAAACAATCTTTGCTTCTTTTCTATCTCTTGTTTTTGTTTTACTTGAGCTGTATATAATTGTTCCCTATATATCATTACTTGCATTAATGCCATTACACGGTCAAAATTACCCTTATCGTTGTATTGTATCAATTCCTCAAGTAATGGTTCTGATAATATAGACTCAAGTCTCATATGACTAGATTCTACTTCTTCTTCTAGCCATTCTTTAATTTTACCTTCTCCCCAAAGTTTAATTTCCTTGTTCATATGACAGCCTTTCCTTCTATTTACTTTGGAGTCTCTTACAATGTCTTTAATAATATCTGGTTGATCTGCTAATAAGTAGTCACAATGTTTATTATTAAAATAAACAAATAAACCTGTATTTTGATTTTCACACATTAATCTTGCATTATAGTACACTAATAGCTTTCTTACATTTTCATAAAACTCTTCTGATGTTTTTGGTCTACCAGTATATTCAGCAACTATGATATCACTGTATGATTCAAAATTCTGTATACGTTTGTATATGAATACTGATCCTAGTGAGTTAGTGCCAGATTGATCGTGGTCATAAGGGTCACAACCTGCTATGTATAAACCTATAGGTGTTTCAGGACACGGGTGCTCCCATATTACTATCGATCCTTCAGGATTTGCTTCTTTTGGTAATGGAAATTGTGTAATATCACCTGTCTTTTTAATACTCCATTTTACAGTTCCACCATCCCAAGTAAGATCACCTATTTGTTTATGATTTTGTAATTTCTTATTAGTTCTAATACGAGCTAATTGTTTTTGTAATTCCCTTTTAGGGAATATATTACCTGTTAACTCTGTAAATGCTTCTGCAGGAGTTTCAGCATGCTCAGCTACATATCTATCGATAGCTTGCATTGTTTTTGCATTCTTAAGCTCTTGCTCTCGTAATGATAATATGTATTTCCTTGATGCTTCATGATTAGTATTACCATCATTATCCATGAACATACGATTTCCATTTTCATCTCTTGAATCTAGATTAGTATGTTGTGGAATAAAGAACCCACAGTATTTTCCACCAACTGCACAATCATCCCATATATTAGGGAAACCTAAGCAGTTATAAGATTCAGGATCATAAAAAGCTTCACGTAATGGAGCTACTGCATCACCTTGATCACCACCAGTACCAAACATGATCATAAGTCCAAATGCTACACCATCGTGTTCTACTGATGGTCTTGCAATCTGCCATGCAGCTTTTAGTTCAGCAAACGTACCTGCCTCTTCCCAAAGTATAAGTACACCTCTTTTACCACGTACTGCATCAGGATTATCTTTTAATGATACACCAATGATTTCAGATTTATAACCTGCTTCGGTTTTATTACCGTAATCATCAGTAACCCACATAGATGCTCTACGTCTCATAGATGTATTTACTGCTTGACGTTTTTTACCCCATGCAGTATATTCATCAATAAAATCCATATAATCCCAAGCCTTAGTAAGGATACCATCATCTGTAAGATATTGTTTATTTGATGCATATACATATGATTTTGATTCTGGTATAAGGAAGAAATTACGACAAAGCATAGCACCACCCTTATATGAATAACCCTTACGCCTAGCTTTTGCTACACATAAGTGTTTACCTTGTTCTTGTGCTTCCTCTATTGCTTGAAAGTAATAATAATCATAATCATAGAAATCTGGGAATGTACGTTCGCTGACAGATTTCCATTCTTTTAAACCAGTTTTCCTATTAGTTATTTCCCTATATACCTGTCTTACTATGGGACAATAATTTAAATAAAAATAATGATAACCTGTTATAAAGTCACCATCTTCTGCAGTATAACCATATATACATTTTTCTACTTCTTGATCCCAAAAGCTATAGTATTCAGTAGTACCTTTCGGATACTGACAATAAGAACCGCTGTTAATAAAGTTTAATGCAGGCTGACGAAATTTATCAGAGTTTTTGATCTTCTTATTAAAGTCTATCATACTTTAGGGTATTATATAATAATACCCCACACCTTTTGAGTATGGGGTAATTTTTAATTATTGCTATTTTTGATTTTCTTATTGAAATCAATCATAATTGTTATCGATTAAACCACTGTTTGATCTTTAAACCTAGTCTCTTATACCAAGGTGCTTTAGTTGGTTTAAGATCCATAGATTTTGAATAAGCTTCTTTCTTTTCTCTATATGCAATTTCTTCAGCCAATTCGATTTCTTTTCTATCCTCATTCTCATGAGCTGGGCCAAAATCAATAATCAAATCGAACGGTTTCTCTTCAACTTTAACTAGTTTAGCCTTACTTGTTTTCTTTGTGCTAGTAGTTTTCTTTTCCTTAGTCATAGTTCTTAATTTTTAACACTGCCTGTAACGGCAGTTAGTTTTATTTTGTTTCAAATTGTATTACTTATCGTACAGCTTGTCTATTTGATAGCTCATATGGGTTAACTTCTACTCCACCTCTAACTCTACTACTTGCCATCTCTTCAGATCTCACAGCAGTTTCTAATGCATCAAGAGATTTAATAGTGTTACCGAGTTTTTCCATACCTGCTAATATTAATTGGACTTTCTTATCATCTAGTTCATCTTGTAAAGATTCTGCATAATATCTAGATACACTATCTAATTTAAGTCTTGCATTCTTAAGTAGTCCTAATATTAGGGTTTCATTAAAGTTAATATATGCTTGTTCTGCTTCTAATACCTCTACTGGTAACTTATAATTAGCATCTCCAAATAGTTCTTTCCTGAGTCTAGGTCCTATCTCTTCAGGACTCATACTTTGGACATATGGACTATCATATTTATTCTTAAGTACGATATAACTTATTTGTTTAGTGGCTATTTCTTTATCTGCTTTATCAGCATCCCATAACTTTTTAAAGCATGGGATACCTAAAGCATCATTGTGAATAATTACTTTACCACCAAGTATGTCGAATAGTTTCATCAGTATAATTAACAATCGCTAGGACTACATGCTTCACAACATTTACTATTCCTATTTTTCTCGTATTCGAGATTTCGCTTAAAGTTGTTATATAATTCTTCACTCTTTATGATAGCAATATCTCTATCATCATCACCTCTATTATAAGAGGCATACAGAACAAGAACAATATCCCCAGCCTTTACATCATACTCCTTACCATTAAATTTAAGGACACCATCTTCTTCAATTACCCAAGCCCAGTCGATATTTAAATAATGATTACGAACAGAACTAACACTATTAAGGTCATTATCCTTTACTACTAAAAGAGCACTGTTACCAGCATAAATATATGTATTCATATTAATCTAAATTTATTTTAATGTATCTATTTCTATAATGTCTGTTCAATGCATCTACTGCTTCTTGTTTAGTATAAAATGCATTAACATACTCTGGGTTTTTACTGTACTGATTGATTATCTCCCTCAGTTGCTCCGCTTTCTCGTCCCTGTTCTGTATCCTCATTTTCTTCTTTTTTATCAGTTGAACCAAATCCACCACCACGATCTTCACCGGCTAATTCCTCTACAATTACAGGCTCCATCTTCGGATAAGGCATTACTACTAACTGAGCAATCTTTTCACCAGGCTGATAAATTGTAGGAAGAGCATCTGTAGTAATCTTAAACTTGAGAAGAATCTCACCTTTATAATCACAATCTATAACAGCTACAGCATTACACATTGACATAGACTTCTGAGAAACTGATGATCTCATAAAAATCAAACCCATATGACCTTCAGGAATCTCTACGGATAATCCTGTATGATATACTAATACTAACTTACCACTCTTATCAAATTCCTGAGTAAAGGAAATTGCTGTTAAATCTAAACCAGCATCGTTAGGGTTAGCATAACTAGGTAATACTGCGTCTTCTTGTAATTTCTTAAATTTTAATTCCATATTATTTTCTTACTATATTGTGTCCTAATATTATTTCTGTCATTTGAGCTGCTAAGTTTGCAGCATAATCTTCTGCAAATTGACTACGATTCGTGTCCTGTAGTATCTGTCTCAGATACAGCAGTATCACTTGTTGATTCAGTAGTATCTTGTCTAGTTTTTCTTCCATGCTTTGCATAGTATAATAATGCAATACTATTCCATGCTACTGCTGCTTCATGCCTTACTTTAGTTTCTGGATCAAATTCTTCATAAGTAGAAGCGTATAAGTGTCTTAATAATGCACCTTTATATCTTTCATAACCATTCTCTAGATTCTGCCAATTATTGTCACCATACTTCTTAGCACCTTCTGTATATACTCTTGCAATGTCCTCAAGACAATCTAACGGTATTAATTCCCATCTAGTCTTATCGTCTAGTTTATCATTCTTCATACCCGTCTGGTCTTGGCATTTCTTCGATTCGTATTGCATCTATTTCAGTTTTATTTTCAATTATTGCTTTAACAATTCTATGGTAACCATCACATATTCTACCTAAATGATCAATTAGTATTGGGTGATTTAAATCTGTATCTTGAATTCTTTTACTATGCCAAATTATGTCATCTAAGGTATTTATCTCCCAAGGTAAATGCTCTAGATTTACTCCTGCTAACGGTAATTTGAATACAGGATAGTTTTTCTCTTTTACCCAAGAAACTAAATTTGAAGCTGCCCATATCTTCCCATCTGCTGTGTATCTATTTTCTGCTAAACCTTGCTTAGGGTACGTTACTACTGGATTTTTTGGTTCTTTCTTTGCAAACATATTTCTTTTTTAATTTAATCTTAAACAAATAACTAAACATAATTGGCTTAATATCTTTCTCATCTGAAATTGTATTTTGAGCAAATTTGAAAGGATGATTGCAAATCACTTCTACTACTTGATAAGGTATATTATATTTATGTGATAACTCTGTATAGATACTTGTTTTATTTTGCTGGACCATAAGTTACTTTATAGTACTTATTATTAATTATATTATCCAGAGTAACAGAAGACATATCGAATGTCTCGGGTCTAACACTATTAACTATAATACATATCTTATCTAATTCTGATGTTACATTGTCAGATGAGGTATAAAATATAGAATTTAAAAAAGCTGTTTCAACTTTAGAGTATTGTTTTCTAGGTTCTAATATTACTACTTCTTCTTCTGATTCCTTACTAAAAGGTTCTCCACTAATACCATATAAAATAGTCTGTGTATCACGAATTAAGATTCCATTATTATATGGTAAATTCTTACCAATAAGTTTATACCACCATCTTTTTAATTTACCATAACTCTTCCATAGCATTATGGAACCAGGTTTAATTACTAATTGTCTCATCATTTATCCTAATTATAATTGTTACTTGAACTCTGTCTCCAATGATCTCTGGTATTAGAGCTTTATTGACACTTAATTCATCTTCGGCTGGACCTGCTACTAGAATACCTTTTTGTTTAAAGGACTTGATATATCTACTTAAATTATCCTTAGTAATACCTAAGGTATTTATGATATGTTTCCTATTAGCTCTATTGGCTATATTCTTATTCTCATTTGGTTGTTTGTTATAGTTAAGATCAAGTCTAATGAACTCTGCCATTAATTCCAGTTCTCTGTCCGTAAGCCGAAGAATACCATTAAGTGAAATTAGAAACTCTGTAACAAGATCATTTTTGTTTACAGATTTTACTAATTTATTCATTTGTCTTATCTACATCTAAGATTTGTTTAACCGCCTTAATGAACTTCAGTAAGTTATAATTTACTGTTTCAGATTCAACTTTTACACAAGGTTGAATTTTGCCATTATTATAGTCTTCATTAACCTTCTGAATATTGTCTTGATACTTCTTAGCGCAGTCATCTAAGAATGCTTCAAGTGCAATCAATTTTAATTCTGCATTAGACGGGATATATTCTTCTTCTGTATTAGTTTCATCCTTGATCTCTTCACCCCATTCTTTTAGGTTACCACCATTAAGAAGTTCTAATACATAGTTTGCAGTAATCATCATGTAACGTGAATTGGTATACTTATCGTTACCCTTAGTACTTTCCATTACATACTCAATACCATCTTCTGTCTTAAAGATATCATCTCTCTTTGCACAACCAAAAGGTTTAACTACTTTATATTCTGTTCTCATATTCCTTATTATTTTTTAATAATTACTAGTGCTAATTTAATCCATTTATTTATGTCAAACTCTGGATCTGACTCTTGCACTACTCTGTCTCCAATTGCATATTGCTTAGGTTGGGTTACTAAACCCATAAAATTCATAGCTTCTTTCTGTGTAAGAACTACCTCAGTAGCTCCTTCTTTTGAAGGATTGTTAAGGTCTTCTGGAATGAAGACTTTAACAGTACCATCTTGTTGAAATTTAATAAACTCTGAATATTTACCTAAAAGATTATTTATCATTTGTTGAATCATGACTATATAACGGACCTTATTTAATTTTGTTGTATATTTTATGCAATAAAAAAGCCTATAGTGATTAACTATAGGCTTATATTAAAAATCCAACTAAATCTACTAAGCTTTGCTTTTCTTAATAAAAGCTACTACATTGTATGGATTCACTAATTGGCTATCCTTAAACAAGTCAAAATAAGCAGCTGCTTTAGCAGGGAAAGCTATCGTATCACCTACTTCTGGATGATTATTTTTGTCTTGCCATTCATAACCTGAAGGAATTGCTAGAACAATGCCTTTTCTAAATGTTGTTGGTACTTTCTTTACTTCAGTTTTAGTGTCATATTTATCAACACCATCTTTGTCTTTCTTACCTGTCGCAACAGGTTCAGTAATCTCTTTTTCTACGTATTCAACTGGTAACGGTTTGATCAGAATATCCCGAGTAAACTCGAACTTTAACGCTTTCTGAATATCATCGATGATCATCTTCTCATCTACTTGTACCGAACTATCATTATTTGTATTCTCTGCCATAAACTTAAATTTTTCTACTATAACGTTTGTTAGTATTAAATGTTCTATTTTTATTTCCTTTCATGAAAGATAACACCGCCTGTACAGCATACTTTCTTTGCTATGGATGGACAAACTTCCATGTTATAGAAACAGCAGCCATCACACCATCCCTGAGGCTGCTTTTCCATGTTATAAACTTTGCCATCAACTCTAATATACCCTTCTTCTAGGGCTTTATAAGCTTCTGGTTCTCCCATATTATTTGTAATAATATTTGTTATGTTCTTCAGCCTTTTGTTCAACAGTACGCTCCATGATTATTTCTTTAATCCAAATTAAAGCAGCCTCAAATCCTGCTTTAAATGCAGATTCTTTTAACCCTTCCATCTCTTCGCACCATTGTTCAAATGCTTCACAAGATTCTTTGTCTTGATACCTTTCAATCTCGTCAATTAAATATTGTCTAAACATATTTGATCCCTTTCTTTTGATTAATAATTATACTGATCGTCGTCATCAGTAGGATCTAATGCATCTTCGAATTCATTAAAAAAGTAAAAGTCATCATCCATAATACTATTATTATGTATTTATATTTTATATCCAGAGTAGGAGTATATATTTCTTACTATACTACTATATACTAACCTACAAGTATGTGTAGTAACGTTACAGTATTCATTTTTGTTCTATTGTTTACTCTAGATTAATGATTTTTCTTAGGTCTTAATAGATGATTTTTATTAAAAATGCACGGCAAATAGCAGTGTTTACAACCATTATCCTCTACAGTTCTATCACATTCCCTAGCTTTTCGTTTGTAGAAAAACCACCTAACAATCCATGTTGGTAACTTATAAAGATCAAAATTTTTTAACATTATTTATGATTATTTAACATATTTACGAAACTTTCGTAGATAACTCATTAACATAATTTAACTATTTTTAATAGTAACGTGTATAATGGAGTATTGTTATAAAAATTTTATAAAATAAAAAATTAGGGGATATAATTGTGAGTGTAAAGAGTAGTATATATATATTGTATTATATAGATTTGAGTGTAGAAACTAGTATATACAAACCCCCTCCCCTATCATGCATCAAGGAAACACCCCGGGTACTTATGCATCAAATCAATTTATCTATCAGCTGATTGTGATTAATCAAGCAGTTGCAACGGAAGGCGGTTGCAATGTAGAACTACTGCTGAGGGGCAGACAGCCGAGACGACTATGAAGTGTGCAATCATGAGTCTAGAAGCTAAGCAAGCAGAGAACGGTAACTGGTATGTAAACATCCTAGCACAGCCAGAAGGTGATCCGTTTGCTGAGGAGTTGAAGTATCGTATGTGGTGTAGCGAAACACTAGCTAACAAGTTAGCTGCTAGCGTACCAGAGACGATAGAACTCCAGAAGGTACGTGTAGATGTAGCACCGTACCAGAAGGTGTCTGAGGACGGGTCTATCTCAGAGAATGTATTCACCAGTCTGTCTGTTGTATGCAGACAGTTCAAGGGAGAGTACGTGGATGAGCCACAAGCGATGGCAGACAAGCTACGCAGGAATCTGCTGCGTGATGGGCTTATCGTAGAGGTAGACGTAGACCCGTACGAGGGAGCTACAGGTGATCTACCAAACTAAAGGGGAAGAGCTTCGGCTCTTTCCTTTTTAATCCAATCATGCACCAAGTTTATTTCCCTCTTAGCCGATTGTGAAGGTATATTGTGTTTATATTTTCATGTACTTGCTGGTGGAGTAGTTTAAACCAGTAGTGCTGTATCTTTTCGGCGGTTTACTAGTAACGCACTTAAAAGTTTAAGGCTAAACCGTACAGGAAACCAATTCCGATTTATAAGTTTGGTGACAACTTGAAAGAGAGTGACAGCTTGGAGAGACAGCATTGTGTATAACCCTACCATTTATTTTTTATGATTTAAGTTTTCCAGCGTCCTATAATTTAATTTAGACTATAGGTTTCAGTGAAGGTTCTAACTGAGTAATGCGTACTAGAACCATAATCAAAAAACTCAATAACTTTCCAAGACATTGAGGACACCAGTTTCTTACAAATAGGTTTAGGACTATCCTTGTAAATACTTAGCTACTACAACATTGATTCCTAGGATCATAACGCCAGAGTAGAAAATCCCTATTTGTAAGTTTTAGGTGTAAAATGCATATTATTAATCAATAAAATTATATATTATGATAGCAGTAGTGAAGTGCTATAAGCACAACATAAAACCGTTAGTAGTAGAGGTATTTGAAGGACATAATGAACAAACACAAAAAGATGCTAATGAGTTAGCAGCTATCCTAAGTAGAAAGAATAAGTGTGAGTATAAAGTACTCATTGATCTTTCTTGTGTTGCTGTTGTACACGATTCAAAGGAGTAGGCTATAGCCTATTTTCCTTTCTTACAATGCACCAAGTCAAATTTCCTTTTTAGCATATTGTGAGGAGTATAGGATACTGCTGTGATTTATGTGTATGTAGTTGATAAGAGAGTGTTTGTAAGTTTGAGAATACTTTACTCTCTCTCTTTAGTCTGCCCTAATCACATTTGCTTAAACTACATTTGACGCGTACATATAATATATAGCGTATCCTTATTCTTTACATAAACAATCAAACAATTAAACAATCAAACAATTAAGGAGGACAAACAAATGAAATGTATTATTATTGGACACGAGTTCGCAGAGGCAAATACAGGTAACTTGTATTGCAAACTAGAAGTAAGACCTGCAAACGATGAGTGGGCTGCATCTTTCAACTATGTGATGTTTATCACAGATGCAATGAAAACAGCTCTAGAAGCTAAATTTCCTAAAGAGATATATCTGCAGGAAATACGTATGCAGACACCTGAGCCATTTAACAGAGTATGGGCTACAGATGGTAATAACCATATGCAAGGTGAGATAGTTTGCAACGCTAAAGGCGATCCTATCGTATTTAATGACATCAAAGTCGTAATACGTACATTACCTGATGGCACACCTGCTAGAGGTGAAGATGCTGAAAAGCTACTAGAATCTAGTTGGCGTAGGGGTATTGAGAATGGTACTATCTTACCAATTGGTGAAGGTACAGATGTACCAGATAACAATATTGGACAAACTGTAGGAGGAGCAGATGCATTTGCAGGAGCACAATCAGCTGGAGATCCAGAGGGCCTAGAGACATCTCAACCAGATCCACTACCTACAGGTAACGTTGTAGTGCCGGGTAACCGACCACAACGACCACAGCAACAAGCTGGAATCAGAGTACCTAGAGTGTAACAGGGATTTGCCGGGTAACCGGCAGACCTGTTTTAACAAAAACTCCCGAACATCTGCATATGATGTTTTGGGTTAATTAATATTATTAACTTTTAAAAACATTCATCATGGAAGGAAAAGATGAAAACAAGCTAAAGATTGTGTATTTTATTTTAGCAGTGTTTATTCATGCTAATGTGTTTCTACCATTCCTATCTGAAAAGACAGGAGTACATGGAGCATTTATATTGTGTGATATAATACTTGCTATTATAGCATATAATCTAGCGGCTCGTAACTAGGGAGTTGGGGGTGGGTGAAAACTCACCCCTTTTTATTAGTATCAAACAAAAAATCAATACAATGAAAGTTACATTCAATTTTAAAAAGTCTACCTGTAGGCTTAACTGGATGAAAATACTGAAAGTAGTCTTTGGGTTTAATTTAAAAGAAGCTAAAGCTATTGTAGACTCTGGGAGTTATGTACATATAGTAGATGGTTTAAATAATCCTATAGATATGCAACAATATTTCGTTGATCTTCTTATTAGGATAGATTCTGTATGTATATCTACCTTAGACGCAGATCAAAGAAAGGCTGAACTTAGAGACGTAATATCTCTTTCTATATTTGACAAGGAAGAGAATATGCCTAGCAATACTCCAGTATTACAAGAAATTAATGTACAAGATTTGGATATTGTAAAGGTGGGCTCAGTATATATCCTTACTCAGGAAAGATATGAGAAGCTACTAAAAGCTGAACAAACATTGTCAAAGATAGAAACAGTACTTTACGAATGGAAGAACTAAGTATTTTACTTACTATATTTGTATCTGTAGGACTGTTAATATTCTTTATTTCTACATTGATAGAACAATATCATCATCGGAAATATAAAAGGATACAGATAAAAGATGAAGAATCTATCCATTTTCTCCTAAACTATACTAACATAAAACTAGGATCATATTATACAAATAATAACCTAGAGAGTCTTACAGAAATTGTTAGTATTAAGATATTACACGACGATGATCATGGAGGATATTACATTAAACTAAACGATAGTCATATTGTAGATAAAAATACAATGATGATTATGTAATTTACGTAAAATGAATAAAAGACGACAATATCACAAATCAAATTGTGATTCTACAGTACGAGCAATCGTAACAGATGCACTAGGACGCAAAGTTATCCTAGTTGGAAAGCACGCTTTCGAATGGTCTATTATACTTGAAAAAGAAGGAAGATTAGTAATAACTACTTTTCCTAAAAGAGAACAAGCAGTAGATACATTTAACAAAAAGTACAGGAATAAATGATATGTGTACGTATCCAGTGTATGAAGTGATACACAACTTTTATGTGATTTAATATTCTTTTGGCATAATTCCTCAGCTAGTTACTGCGAGTAAAGGAACTAGTTCGCTACTATCTCATACTAATAGTGAGGAAAAGTATGTGGTAATTCTGTGTAGTTTAAGTGTCTAACACATGGTAGAATCCCCTGCTAAGGGCGAATGCAGGTTCAAATCCTGCCACAGAATCATGTAAAAATCCATTGACGGTTTTATAGAGAGTTTAAGATTCTCCATTTTAATTTAACACAGCTGCTGTATACCTATTGTGAAATACGTATACAGTTTCCCTAGAGTAAAAGCAACCTCATCGTAGCTAACTACAATACTTCATGCACGTTTGGTTAATACACAAAGTTAGCGGGTTCTAGGGTCTAGTAGGTTTAAATTGCCGGGCTGAACGAATGCCAACGGCTACCGAAGCTAATAGCTTTTAAAATAGTAAATATTAACAATAAAAATATCAAATTTTATGGAAGAAAAGATCAAAAAAGCACAAGAAGCAGTATGGTATAATACTGACTGCAAGTTATTAACTAAGGAAGAGTACGAAGAGCTATGCAAGTACAAGGCGTTATACTTAGACTTAAAAGGTTCCTTAGAAGGAATCGTAAAAGATTTCAAGCAAAGCGCATAATACTTGAACTTTTAGAAGGAATTGGTTGGACTATATGGTTATTGATATTACTCATATTATCATGTGGGGATACATTAATCTATCTCTTATATTTAGCGATATCTGTACCAATATTCATTCAAAAAATAAAGTATGACTGTAGAAGCAATGATCGTAACTTGTGTAATAGTATGCATAATACTGTTACTACGGAAAAGGAGGAAAGAGAAGAGAAGGGCACAGATACTAAATGATCTATACATTATTGATAGAGATTGTCGTATTATCAAAGGCAATATCATTAATAGTGATTTTATTGGTATTCTAACTAATCTAGCATTTTTAAGAGATTCACTAAAGAAGGAATCATTAAATGATGTGATACCTAAAAGTTTGTTAATGGATATACAAGTTCTATTAAATACGAATGAAGAGGAGATTAGTTTAGAAGATTTTAGGACAAATGTAGTCAGAATGATTAACGTTGTTCTAATAAGGTTACAAGGTATCTATAAACTTATAATCTACTCTTAATATGGATAGAAGTCTTCCTCATTTCTTACAAAGAATCGGATACCATCCATACGAAATAAGTCCAAAGGATAGGATGTTTTTTTCATTAAAAGATCCTGAATTTGTGTCAGCGTATGGACCAGTATTTGTCGAATGGTTCCCAAAGTATCTAGGACCATCTGTTCCTATATTAGAGGTTAACAGAAGTCGTAATATTATATGGGGATTACACGAAGCGGATCACCATCCGTGCCTAATTTACCCTAGACCAAATATCTTGATAGAAGGTGTATCAGAAGAATACAAAATTACAAATAAATATTCTGATACAATGATGGATAGAATAGCTGCAAAATATTCTCCTGAAGAGATATTTAGAGCGATTAGGAGTAATTTAATATTAATACTGTAAATTTAAATTTAAGTTTTAAATTCATTTTACTCTATTAGTAAGAAAGTAGTTCAATTTCTATGGGTTACATAGGGAAAAGGTAGAATAGTTTACAACGAATAATACATGTTTTATTTAATAAGCTTGCCTATAAAATAATATAGAACTTTATTAGATAGATCTTTGATTTCTATCTGGGCAGCTCTTGAAACTTAAATAAAAAATGTAGAGTAGATGTAAAAAGATATTAAGTTCGAATCTTAATCTTTCTTATTTTTTAACTAAAAACAACATTACAATGATCAGATTAATTATCAAAAAAGGTAACACATGGTTAAGTGTATTCACTCTAGCACAGATCTTTACGAAACATCTGAAGCTAACTCGTTATGATGCTTTAAAGCTTGCATATACGACATTACGTCAGGACGTCGTTGTCCAGAGTAGTACAAACGCAGGTCTATACTACTTTCATGTAGATTTACATCGAAAGAAGTTTAATGCTGAAATCTATGACGTTCATGATTTAGCAGCACAATTAGACCTATTGAAATACGCTCCTTTTCAGTGTGGAATGCACACAAAAGGAGGAAAAGTATTATGGAAAAGTAACCCAAAAGATGACATCTATAAGGAAATAAGAACATAGTTGAATGTGTACTTTTCAAAGAACAACTACCTAAATACCGCTGTGAAGTTCTATTTAGTAAAAGACCTATGAAAAGTGAGTTGTCAATCCAGCGTATACTAAGTAGTAGGTCTTTTTTTAAAAGACTATTCTTAATTATAAGTGTATGGAAAACTACGGTTATTATTCTAAAGAGATTAATGAAGACTGTTTTGTAGTATACTATTTTAGTAGACGAGCCAGATCTGTCATTTATCAAACAAGCTCCTTATCAGGAGCTTTGAGTTAACTAACATTATTAACGTTTAAACATTCAATCAAATGAGTGAGAAAGGAGATGGCACCGTAGGTGGTGTCTGGAAGGGAGTAGTATTAGTACTGCTCACAATTGTTACACTATTACTTTTATGTATTGTGTATCAAGGGCTAAAAGGAGAGAATCCTCTTACGAAAGTAAAGGAATCTGTTGGTTTTAGCACAGAAACTGAGGTAGCAATACCTACAGTTCAAGAGAGACTAAACAAGTTCAGTGCTGAAGTAGAAGATACTAAAGCATATGATACTTATCTCTCATTGCCTATAGTAATAGTAGAAGGTATCCTAAATAAATTAGGACCTGATGCAGACTATAGAGCAATAGTTAACGAGTATTATACCAATAGATCCTATTGGATTAGTACTCAGGTGTCTAATCAAATTAAACCTGTATTAACTGGTCCTGATGCAAAGAATGTTGAAAGGGTCGAAGTGAAAACAGTTTTAAAAGAAGAAACACCGCCAGGGAATGAAGTCTCTCTTACTCCAGCTGATTCAGTAAAGTAAAATTCTTTTTGGTTCAGGAGTATACTTTTTATATGCATTGCCTGTGAAGGTAGTGCATATTTTTACTATTAGATCATCAGAAAATGACAAGCATGTGGGGCGTAAATAGTATTTTTATGCGGGAGAAGAAGAATGGCAATTGTTCCAATTAGTACTAATAATTGCAAATACTATGATCGTGCGGACGTTAAAATCATGCCGTTAATAAGAATTGTACTGGCAATACAATTCTGCTATAACGTAAAATATGTTAGATAGCCGATTATAAGAAGTTTTACGTAAGAGTTTTTTAATATTTATTTTGCAGACGTGAAACTTCACGATGACACTTGTTATTAGTTGCTCATAGTACAATATGAGTTGTTGTTAATCAACAATCGTTCAATCAAAATCTTCTCCGTAGTTGTACATGCGGGGACGTCATCAAATTGTTTAACTAAAAATTATCAAAATGGACAGTAAGATTAATGGAGTAGCAGTTGTAATATTGCCTCCGGGACTTTCTAAAGAGGAAGTTCAAGTGCTATTTTCTAGCATTTTAGGTAAGTTAGAAGCTATTCATCCTGAGTACAAACAAAATGGAGGATTTCTAACTATCTTAGAACCTAACGACCTGTTTAGAGTCGTAAATCCTGTTAATGCTGAAATAGCAACATTAGCAGACAATTTGGTAGTTGAATTCGGTGAACCTGCAGATCCTGTACACTTTGCGACAAAGTTCGTATGTGCTTACTATGGTCCTAAAGACTTAGTAAATCATGACGTTGTCACAACGATAGCATCGATCAAAGAGGGTTCTCCAGAATGGGCTTATTTCGAAAGAAAGAGGCTAAAGTTCCTTATTTTTCAATGTCGCAACATTTTGCAAAACACTTTATGAGCAAGACAAAGAAAGATTCTAAGGATTCAAAGGCTATGCGGAAATACACTCCGCATAAGCCTAAGATGACTCCTTATAAAAGAGAGTCTAAAGCGCAGAGATTTCGTGAGGATAGCTAGTTACCGCCAGTTACTAGTCCTCGAGTCTATAATTCTTAAATGTTAAGATATGGTGGTCATTCCCCTAAAGCATGTTAAACCTAACGCCCTAAACCCATAAACGGTATGTGAAGATGCATACTACGGGATTGTGTACTTGTACAAATGATAATCTCACAGGAGATTATTAATTATAAGAAGGAGAAGAGGTTCCCTCTGAATAAGAAATAGGAATAAGAGGGCATGCTTATTATTTGAAATTAACACAATTGAGATATGGAAAAAACAAAAGTAAAACAAGTAATTAGAGAAGCATTAGCTAGAGAACCAGCTATAGAATGGTATCTTAAAAGCAAAAAAATCTATGGTCACTACGTGACTCTATTAGCACTTGTTATGCATCATCATAGCAATGTTTTACGTTGGAATGAGCATACACTTATCGAGATGGTTAGGAAAACAGTATCAGGAAAAAATCCTTTATACATTCCAATTGTCTTTGGAACTATGAACCGTAGAAAGATTATTTCTAATCATAGTTTGCAAAGAGATACAATTCTAGAACTTTATCAAAATTAATTATTAACATCAAAAAACAAAAGAAAATGGAAACTAAAGACATTATCGCAGAAATCACCGAAGGTAGAAAAGTAAGTGAAGACATCATTAAAGCTGCAAACGAGGACATCCTGAAAGGCCGAGAGGAGAATCTCAAACAAGAGATGATCCGTACTCTGCAAAATTCTGAGTACAAGATCGGTTACTCAAAATTGAGACTGAAGAGAGCTCGTGCGTTTGAGGAAGTAGAAAAAGAACGCTTAACGAAAGTAGGCGAGAATATGAATCGTTTGAAAGCCGGTGGTATCACTCCAGAGGATTGGAAAAAAGAGGATGAGAAGATTGAGAAAGAAGCATCTGATAAACTGCTCGAAAAGAAAGCAGAGTTCAGTGGCTACTTGAAGCAATTGAATCATATCTATACTGATTGCAGCTGGAGTGTTTTGAGAGATAGCTTTGACCGCTATTAATCAACAATTCCGCTCTGAAGAGCTATAAGCCGAAAAGAGTAGTGGGGTATGAATGTAGTAGTATTTCACAACGCAAGAGATATACTTGCATTGCTTAAGATCCATCGAGACAAAAGCAGGAAGGCGAAATTAGCATCAAGACTAAAGAGTACGAGATCCGTTGAGACAGCTAGTCCTACGTACTCATTTTCAGTTTTCTCAGGTTTAGTTAGTAGAGAGCTATAAGCCAATAATAGTTTAGTACAACAGAAAATGACGATCATATGAGTCTCATTGTAGCGTTGGAGTTCATTTCAGTATTAAATGATTTATTACTACTAAAGGAACCAAAAATTAGGGTGTAAGGAGAGAGATCTCCTTACATTCACCATATTCACGATATAAGAACTGTATTGTGTCTTATTAGGCTTATCAATCACTGTTAGGACGAGGGTTCGACTCCCTCCAGCTCCACGGTCAGAAGCATAGAGGTTCGACTCCTCTTGGCAAGGGTATAAACCACTCCTAGGTTAAGAGCCGCAAAGCTTCCAAGCAGGTGTGAAGCCTGCATTAGGGGCTGCTTGGATTTGACTGGCAATTAGAGAGATAAGATAGGTTCGTTGTGTGTTTAAATGGCAATAATTTTGTCACAGACTATACTCAACTAGCAGTTGCGTAAAGTCACGTGCTAACTACGAAAGTGAGGGATATCTATAGTTTAATGGTAGAACACTGATTGTTCAGTAGTGTAGGTTCGAATCCTACTAGATAACAAAAACTATTATACTATGAGTTATATAGCAGTAGACACATTCGGAGACGAGTACATATATCCATTCAAACCTGAAAGAAAAACAGTTAAAAATAAGTTAGGAGAAGAATGGGGATATTGGCAGTCTAATGGATGCTATCATATTGAAGTTCCTAAAGGTACAGCAAGAGCGTTATACAATGCTAACTTAATGGTTGATTGTAGAATACCTCTGTATAAAAGGAACATGAATTGGGGAGATAATCCTATTCAACTTAAATAAAGATTGATTAGTAGTGAAAAATAAAAACAGTATGGATGGCAAAAGTTAGTTTTTCAGGCTACGCAGCCTATGTTAGTGAAAATCTTCCTGAATCTTGGAAAAGAGTTAGGGAGAATCATGGAGTACTTAATCAACTGATAAGTGCAGTTGCTAGGTATTGTTACGAACACCTTTTGACAGGTCGAGAGTTAATTATGCACTTGAAAGAGAATACATTAATTAACGCTGCGGACTTCGAAGAAGAACCTCAAGGGATAGATTGGTGGATAGACTTAAGTCTAGAAGCTGATATGCTAGAATCACATGGTTGTATTCCTACATTTGCAGAAGATGGTAAAAGTGCCAAGTAAAGTAAAATATGATCTATTTAACGTATCTTCATTTACTCAGGAATTTATATGTGCCGGAGTAAGAGATAATGTTATAGGAATGTATAACTTTCTCAAAGAGAAAGGTGTACAAGTAAAAGACAAACAAGCTGATGATCTTAGAATTAGCAGTAGAAAAAGTGTTGTGTTACTTTGCACTAACTCTAACTCTAGTAACCCATTTGGAATAATCCAATTGAAAGACTGGGGTTGGTGGAACTTCTATCATAATAAGCATAATCGTAGTAGTAAACCATTATATTATACGTATAACTTACCATCACAATGGCATGAAATGCTTAGGGATGGCTGTATATGGAAGGAAATGGAAGTATTTGATAAACCAGAAACGTATGAGGGTAGGAAAACGTATTTATTTCGATAGTCCCCAAGAGAGGAAAGAGTTCTTAGCATTGTTAAGAGATGCACAAGATGTTACAGAGATAGCAACAATTATTGCTAAAACTTACAAAAAAGATCTAATAGAGGCAATGGATATTGCCCGAGTGTATAACGAGTTTATTAGGAAGGAAAATGAAAACGTTGACAACTAGTGGAACTTATTTAGTAACAATCAGTGGACAAGAGTACATAGCAGTAGTAATAGGAAGCGCACCTATGCTACAGGTTGCAAGAGTGTTAAACTTAACAAAGTTCATTGATACTGGAGAGTTAGAAATCAGTACAGAAGCAAAAACTGTATTAACTGAGAAACCGTGCGAATTTAACTTCAGACAGATCGACTTGAACATCATCAGTCCGATGCAGGAAGTAGTACAGATACCAAAGTTACCTTACACACCTAAACAGTACAAAAAATGGTTATCATTATGTGGTGATTTAGATCGTGAAAAGTTACTTACAGATATCATGCTAACAAACCCTAGCATCAGTTACGGTGAAGCTCAAACAATCATTGATCAGTTATGGAGAGACAAAAGGAACATAGTCTCACAGTAAATTATACAGATCTGTGTGATTATCTAAACGACCGTCTAGTCTTACCCTATCTACCTAAAGTAGAAGAAGACTGGAATCTATTTGGCTCAGTCATATCACAGACATATGGGCCAGACGGAGTATTCCCTAAACAATATAGTGATAAAGAATTACTAAAGTGGATTCAACATAAAATCCAAGTAAGGGCATTGTTACTATTTGTACAAAGGAAACTCTTTACACACCTTGCCATGTTACATAATACAAGGGCAACGGATGCAGTTCAGATGCGTATTTTCGTATCTATGCTGAACAAGTTAGGACTACCTAGAATCTATGCTGACGAAATATTCGACAATGTACATCTGCAATATGACATTAGGAAACCAGTCTTCGAGGATTATTATCTTATGAAAGTATTAGGTTTACCATTTTGTTTTGAATCTAGGCCTTGTCCTTTTTAAAATGTTAGGGGTTCGACTCCCCTAACATTTACTAACAAGTTAGTTTGATTATGAAAAGAGAAGACGAAGACCTTCTTATTCAGCAAGCTAAGCTTGGTAAGCAAGATGCTTTTACAGAGCTTTATGATCGGCATCATAAGCTTATTCGATACATTATCTATGATATTGTAAAGAATGAAGACGTAGCAGATGACCTATTATCTGTTACATTCACAAAAGCATTTAGTAGATTAGAATCTTATGTAAACCCTATTTCATTTGAAATGTGGTTGAAAACTATAGCAATTAACACTGCAATAGATTATATAAGATCTTCTAAGAATGAGAAACAGAATCATTATATAGATTCTGAGGACAATTACATTCAGTTAGACAGTAATGACCTCAGTCCTGAGGAAGTTATTATGAAACAGGAAACTGTTGAACAACTGAAAGTAGCTCTACATAAATTAAGATCTAAATATCGTAACATATTAGAATTACGATATTTCAAAGGCTTAAGTTATGAGGAACTTGCAACTGAGCTTGGCGTGCCAATAGGAACTGTAAAAAGTGACTTAAACAAAGCTAAGAAGAGATTGCGAGAATTTTTTGACAACATTAACAATAACTAACAAATACTTACACATCATGACAGAAGTTGCAATCATCGCAATTATAGTCATCTTAGCTGCAATCGTTATAGGGAAGGCCAACCATAGTAACGATTTAGTTTGGAGACTATTATTCTGTTTTAGTGTTAGCGTATGTGTGTCTATAGGTTTCCTTTACATCTTTAGCAGCAAGCCAAAAGCAAAAGCAGCTAATGTTGAGGTAATTCGTAAGGCAGGAGATTCTACTGACGCCCATGTAGTATGCTTCAACCAGATAGCAATGGCTGAAGTTACCGAACAGGATATTACAGGTCAGGAGTCATTATTATCAGAATGCCTTACATGGGCACCAGTGATGAACGTGTTACCATTGAATAGTTTAAACTATATAATGGAACACATTATCTTTGATGACTCATAGATAGCGATAACACTAACAAAAACAGACAAACGAGAGAATTAGGTACGTTCGTACCAAGTAATTAACATTTAAACACAATCTTTAAAACATTATCAAAATGGCAAAGAATAAAGCAAAGAAAGGAGCTACTGCTCCGAAAGTAGAGACAAAGGCAGCTGAGGAAGTAAAAGTACAAGCTGCTGTAGAAACTAAAGTAGAGGATAAGGCACCGAAGAAGCCTGCACCTCAACCTGATGTACAGCCGAAAGCTGACACAAAGGAACAAAAGAAACCTGATCCGACACCTGCTGCTGCACCTGCAGAAGGAGCAACAGGCGATCAACCAGCTGTAGTTCAACCAGAAGAGGTTAATAACGCAGCTATGCCTACGCAAGCAGAGATGTCGGCTGAGGTATTCAAAAATGCAGAATTACAGTCTATTCTCGGTAGTATTTCTCTTACTCCGGAAAGTACTATGGACGCTAACCACATGGTGTTGTTAACTCACGTAGCTACTGAACGGTTCAAAGGGAAAGATCCGAAGAATCCTGTAGTAATAGCAGCTAACGAGATGGTTGATGACCTTACTTGTTACTGTATTGCTGTAGCTGGTATTAACATGGCAATTAACGGTAAGAAACTAGGTATGTCTGTACCTGTTAACGCCTTAGGAGCCTATGTACGAGCTATGGGATACTTTGGCATTGCATTACCGGCAGAGAAGGCTGTTCCGGATCCTAACAAGCCTGATCAGCTCCTAATTCCGTTTGAAGGAGCATCTCCTGAGACTGTTGAGACAGTTAAAGAAGAGATCAAGATGCAAAGAGGCACTAAGCCTACTATGGATCCAGCTTTGTGGAAGAGCGATGAGGACGCTAAGAAAGCGCTTCTCTATATCCTGAGTGACACATTGTCTAAGGATAATCGTTTCTTAGTATCTACCTCTAAGTTACGTATGTACAAGATGCTGTCTGCAGAGAACAAGGAAGAGAAGGCTATGTGGGAATCAGCATCCAATGCAACCATATTTGACAATCTTTTGTCAATTCTTGGTACAGCTAAGTCTACGTTCTTGAATGCAATTGGAGGACAAATTTATTCGTCCGCCGCTACACAGAAGAATCCGATTAAGAGTCATTTAACTCTTAAGCGTAACTTCCCGCAGTTATCTGACGAAGATGCAGCTGAGATCATTAAGATCATAGTAAAGCACAAAGCAGCACAGAACAATCCTAACGAGCCGTTAGAGAATAACATTGCTTGGAACGGCTTGAAAGACGGTAAACGTGAAGACTGCTTATTGTATCCTACTAAGACAACGGATGTAGACAAGGAGATTATGGGACGTCTCCAGAATGTCTATGCAGAACGTTTAGGTAGTCCAGCAGAAGCTGGTTATAACCTCCGTGCCACTAACTTAATTGTTACTATCATGAACTTGTATAAGACTTCTGGACAAATTGCGCAACTTGTCGAGCAGAATTATACGGCTGAGGTAAACAAGGCATTAGAGGCAACGTCTGGTAAAACTGCTCCGCAAGAGGAGAAAAAAGACGAGAAGGAGGCAGAGAAACCGAAAAAATAATCAATCATGAATCGGTTAACTGATTTCCTTTGGTGTGCATTATTTTCGTTCATAGCGATTATAACTGTCATCAAATTGAGCCCAAATGAGGCTAAAGCAGAGCAAAAAATGCCCGAGCTTACAATTCCAAAATTCAATCCTGTAGGTCAGTTTGACCTACAGATTGATTTAAACAAGGGAACCGCAAACGTCACAAGCAGTAACGGAATAGGTAAAGCCAACGTAACAGTAAATCATCCTACGGAGGTAATTGAGGTTCCAAGTAAACCAATTATTAAAAAGGAGGTAAAGTATGAAACAAAAACTGAATATTTGGAGAAAGTAGTACTATTTTCTTTACCAGTACCTACATTTCACGTACCAAGTGTTCAGATTCCTAAAAGCGTAGAGAGATGAAAGCAAAAAATAGTACATTGGATAAATTAGCATTTGTAGGCTTAATTATCTTCTTTATAATGTGTTTATTCTTTGCATGGTGTATAACATAACAGTTAAAGATAAAAGCTGTCGGGTCAAACGACTCCTTACCCGTGGTAAGATGAAGGAGAGTGGTATTGTAGCTGCACACTTAAAAAGCAATAAGGCAGCGTATGTTTTATTTCGATAAGTCTGATCAACTTGTGATATTACGTAGACAAAGAATACAGGATGCCGTAGGGATAGTATATATTCTCCAATATATACGTCAAGCCAAGAGCATGATAGCCTATTATGAAGTTTATTCTTTTACTTCTGAAAAGTTAATAGGAAAATGGGTCAGTGTGCAAAGCCCATAAATCTTGAGAACCGGTTGGTGAAGATTAAAAGACACGATCTAGCGCAGCAGCGACGAAGACAAACATTGCAAGGGGTTACTACATAGTAAAGAGATCCTTAAGTAAGATCAAATGAATCCCCTTAAGAATCCGTAGGCACTATCAAGTGCGGTTTCAAGTAAGGACGAAATGTAGTTTAAAGGCGAACAGGTCCCATCTGTTTGACCTAACTTTAATAGACCGAATAGCGTCCATGACGGGTCCAAACCGTCATTAAACAAATAGCTACCTTTAGTGTTCCACTCTACAGTTATTACTATTTTTGTAGTATAGTAATAAGGATCTAGACAACATAACATTTGGCTTAGTTATGGATGAGTGTATGAAGAAAGGGTATTTAAAATCAAGAAACTGGTAGGATATACTAAAAGCTGAGTGGCTATGGCCCATATATAATAATAGAAGAGGTAACGGACTTCTATAATTACTTATGACAGGTTATCCGGAGCAGATGCCAAGTCTGTGCTTGCAAGAGCTTATAGAGATGTTCACTAGCGTAGAAAACTAGTTAAAATAGTCTTTATAAGGGGGTACTTCAGGTGCTGGGTATTAACTACGTAGGAGTGATACTACGTCTTTTAAGATACGCTCTAAAGGATCAGGACAGGTACGATTTTAAATAAAACTGACCGAGTTTTATGTTCAATACTGAAATCAGTATAGAGTTATGTCAGTATAAGTCATGGAAACGAACATACGCAGGAGAATAGTGGCGAAAAGACTACCTCAACCCCTAGAGACACCGTGGCGAAGTGTATAGGGTTCGTATAAAAAGAGAAACTCACCGCTCTGGTAAACTAAAGGTGTGAGTAAGTTTAGTTAAAGCTTTCTTTAATAGATATAACGAAAGTAGGGCTTTTTATAGTCAAGGAGCTAAATTCAAGACTAATAAAATAGTGTAATAGTAAGGGAGTATTAATAGTGCGGCTTACAATATCCTTTTGTAAGTATAAATGAACCACTTATAGTATTTGTTTACTCTGGGAAGGAATTCCTATCACTGGCTCGAGAGTTAACGAGACTCTTAAACAAAAGCGGAAATAACATGTCTAACTATCGTAGGTTCAACAACCGAATAACAAATTTGTGGATGTCCTCGCTAGGGAAACTGAATGCGACCACAACTTGGCGAATGCGATTGCTTAGTAGTATCAGGGTATAATACGCAATATTATATGTTCGAGAGAAAGCGTCTCATTAAAGCTTGTAAATCTTTAAGAGTGAACGAAAGGGAACTATACTTATAGACCTATTTATAAGCGAGAGTAAATGAGAAGAGGTGAAAGTCCTCAATCTTCATCCAAGTAAAATAAACAAAATCCTAGCCAAGGTTACGTTGGTAGCTCTGTACTTAGTAATAAGTATATCTAGCGTAAGAGGTAGGCGTTAGTGAATAACTATATGAGACCTATAAGTTATTACAAATAACAAAGACAAAGATGGCAATTCCTTTGATCGCCTTGCAGTTTTAGCAACGTTCTGTAAAAACGACCGGACATAACTACTTGCCCGATAAGACAGTTTTAATCATTAGTAAAGTTTATATGAATCTAGATAGGTCAATCTATACTAGTTCTATCCCTAGGATATAGTCTTGCTAACTTATTTACTTTACTATTTTTATCTGAGTAACCAGAAAAAACGTGTTGATTATTACGGATCTTCTGTAATAGAGATTACAGAATATAGTACAGCTTGGAATCAGAACCTAGAATACTCATCGATGAGTTTCATTAGCTCTGGTCACAATGCAGTATGCGGTTCCAAAGTAAGATATGACTCAGTAAACTTATAAACCTGTCTCGTTTATAAGGAGTATACCGCAATAGCGAATTATCAAGAACGGAATTATTTTGCTTATCATATAAATTAAAGTAAAAACATATTTGCATCTTTCCTTGCATAACTTGAATGTTACACGACCGTGGTTTTTAACCTATCTGATATAAGATGATGATAAATCGTGACGAAACGCATAGGGAAAGATGTGAGAAAATTTTCATTAATTATTAACTTATCAAAAGGAGGAATTTAAAAATGGCAAATGTAAATTATAATTTAGTAGTAGCATCTCAATTAGGTGCATTGTTAGGTATGAACTTGATCCGGATTAAGCGGACTAATGTAGATGCAGATTATTCGAACAAAGAGCGGGAAGGCAAGCAGCGGCTTGCAAATCCTATTTGGTTACATGGCGTAGAACGCATTCGCATCCGACAAGCAGAGCTTGTTGATGTAGGTGACGGTAAAATGGTAGTACAGTTTAACCGTGATCCTAAGCTTCAGCTTGATTTAGCAGGAGCTAAAGACATTAGTGATATTATTAAGAAACCGACAGTTCAGGAAGTAGTCTCCGCAATCGCAAGCGAGTCTACGGGTTTGCCTCAGTTCTTTACTGATGACAAAACTGCAACTGAGTTAACTATTTCATTCAACGAGCGGTCACGGAAGGAGATTAGCTCTATGATGGAAACGTTGTCTCGTCAGGCACAGGCATTAGCTGATGCTAATCGTGCTATGGAAGATTCGTGCAGATTGAACATGGCCCAATATGGTCAGTCTGTAAACTTTCAAAGCGTTAACATTGATTGAAGATGGAAAATCTCAGCAGATCCTCTAGATTAAATCTAGAACGAATCCTAGCTGATGAAGATATATTCAATTCCTTTTTGTTTAATGACAAAAAGCCCGGAACTAGAAGTCTAAAAGACGATGGTTCCTTTGTCATTGGTGCGACTTGTTTTGAATGGTGGAATCACTTCATAGGTTGTGAAAAGAAGTTAAGTTTCCACGATTTAGTAGTGCATCTGATAAACTTCATGGCTGGAAACGGCAAAAATAGAAATGATTTCGCATTAGACGGTCTATATCAGGACTTCGTTAACTTTACGCTTAAGCAAGATGATAAGAATCGGATGGTAGATATTCTTCTCACAGCTTATTTGTATGGTTATAAAGAAATCCAAAAGGAGGGGAAGGTTCCTTCTGAACAAACGATATTAGCAGCTGTTACTAAACAAGTGCGAAATCCTGATGGTGTAGCTGTACTCACAGCTAATGGTCCAGTCTTTCTAGGCAAAGACTTAAAATTCTACGAAATTGAATAAGATATCATACATTGCTTTGAATTAGGAAGGTATAATAGTGATAGTAAATATACTTATTCTTTTAAAAAATAAAGTATAAAGACTCAGGAAGGTTAGAGTCTTTAATGGTCACGATGTGGTATCTATAATAAGATACTAAGTTACGGAAAGCTCTGAGAATAAGAAAGAGATGTTACATCGATGTAAACGTGACCGCTCGTTTCTACATATTGGACGCATTATCAAAATGTTCTCCCGATATAAATTATTAACTAAAAGTTTATATATGGTAAAAAATTTTAATGAACTGAAAGATATTGCTAAGAAGTTAATGTTAGAGAATAATTATGACATTAAGGAAGAGGAACTCATCTATGTTACAACTACAGATATTACAGATTATTATGAAAAGATTGCTTCACGGGATAAAACTGTATTATCAGAAGTGTATGGAACCGATGAACTACCACTTATACATAATTACATCACTCGAGCAGAGGCTAGTACTAAAAAGCTTGAAATGGATGAGAATGATTATAAAAAGAATTTACTATCTGGAGTAAAAGCATATTATGTCGACGATAAGGTGTTTTACTATGTAATATGCCCATCGCCAACAGATCAAGACGAAGTTCTACGTATATATGTATATACTCGAGATATTTACAATTATCTGTGTGAAACCGCATTAAAAGATGAACTTGAAGTAAAAACAAATGTACCAAATTCAGGTATCTACCGAGCACAAGCAGTAGAATCTCGATATGGAACCTTTATGCGTTATAAAGAGATTACTGATATCCAAAGTAATCCAGCTATTCATCAATGTAAAGAAGAACTTGTTAAAGGCCTTGACTTCTTCTTTGACAATGTTGAAATGTTTTCAAAGTTCAACCAGAAACCGTTACGTAAATTCTTATTATGCGGTGAACCGGGTACAGGTAAAACTTCTATTTGTTATGATGTAGCTAAAAAGTATTCTAAAGATTCTCCAGTAGTATTTGTTACAGATTTTCAATCTATGGCAATGCATATTCAAGAGTGTAGTCGTATTAATCGACGTACTGTTGTAGTATTTGAGGACTGTGAAGCAACATTAAGTAGTCGTAATAATTCTGCTATTCTTAACTTCCTAGATGGTATTGACCGTCCGAATATCGAGAACGGTGCTGTAGTTATGATGACAACAAATCATCCTGAACGAATTGAAGCACGTATCTCTAAGCGTCCGGGTCGAATTGACAAGATTTTCCATATCAATGCGTTGGATGGAAAATATGCATATGATGTATTTAACTTGTATTTCGGCGACTTTATGAAAGAAAACAAGTTCGATGCTACGACTGATACAGCTCGTGAGGCTATCGAAATTATTGCAAATGGTATGACTGGTGCACAGATTAAAGAGTTATTTAACTCTTATGTTTGTTACATGGTCTCTGAAGGTAAAGAGTTTAATTTGACGGATATTTTCGATACTAAGGTTAAATTGTTTGAATCATTTAATCAGATAGACGAAACTAATAATTCGTTGACATCAAACTTTGAAAACGCTCAAGCAGAACTTTATAAGATTCTGCGATCATAAAAGCTACGGGGCATTAGGTTGCCCCATAGTTACACTGGGAGTTGATGCGAAATCGAATAGTATTAATCATTTAAAATCAATTCGTATGACAACATCAACTGAGATTATAGAAAAACGTGATAAGTTATCTGCAGATATAACTCGAACTTGGAACATCATTAAAATGGAAAATGTAGTTTTCCGTGGGTTTAAGCGTAATTACGATATGAAAGTACTACTAGATAGTATCTTTGATAAGTGTAAAGAGCGTATTGAGATTAAGCTACAATCTCTAGCATTAAACCTCGGATTTACAGACATTAATGATCTTCCAGAAGATTCAATCTATCCTACTATCTTCGCTGTAGGCGAGCTTAAAGAGATTAAGAAGCAGTTATCTCATGTTCCTACTCTGGATCCTGAGATAATTAAGAAAGTAGGAAAGAAACGCATGAAGAAGACAGAGGTACTGACTCGAGGGTTTATTAAGAATCTGTCTGAGGCACTTACGATAAAGATCAATACTCTTAACAAAGAGTTATTAGATTACAATGCTGTTCATTCGCTTGAGAACACTGAGCGTAAGAATGCTAAAGTAATTGATATGTCTTTTAGTAAAGCAAAAGCTGCAGCGTAAAGAAATTAGTGTAATAGTTTAATGGTAGAACGTAACATTTTTGTTAAAGTGAGAGTTCGAATCTCTCTTACACACTCCGTTACAAATTAACATTGTAAATTTATCAAAAATTTAAAGAAATGAAAACAACAATATCAAACAAAGAGAAGACAGCAGCTCTTAAGAAAGAAGCTGCAGAGAAAGGTATAACTTTCAAAGAAGTAGTTAAACTACACCGTAAGGAAAATCGCAAGGAACATAGAGTAAAAACAATCTCTAACGAACAGCGCTTAGTATTACATCGCAAACGTAAACTAGCTGGTGAGTTTGCTGTAGTAAAGAAACACGAAGCAGCTGAAACACGTTTTGAGCGTATCCTTAACGAGAAAATTGAAAATCTGAATCAGTTCCGTAAACATTCCGGAAAATCTATGTCAGATGAGCAATACGAATCTGCAAAAGCATCGCTTGAAAGCAGTTCTAAACGAGAGCAACGTTTGATAGATAAGCGTATTAACAGGAAACAACGTATCGAAAATCAGAAAGCTCGACAGACTGAGGAAGTCATGAAGCAGATTAAGCACTTCCTCGAATCGGAAAGTAAGCGTAAAGCTAAGAAAGAGGAGAAACGGTCTAAGTATGCCGGCAAGAAAAAGAAAGTGCCTCCTCGTAAGTTAGAACCTAAAGAAAAGGTTGTAACATATCCTTACTATATTAGTGTTAATATATTTAAGGACAAAACGCACAAAGAGCGTATAGATTTGGATCCCATAGGAATGAACATTTCTCAGGATTCATTACATAAGTGGATGAATCACTATCACAGAATGTATAGCGATCTCTATAAAGATGACTACGTAGGAACGTTCGTATATAACAGTCCGACGTTAGATCATTGTATTCTTGAGTCAATTAACAGTAAATATTACAATATTGATGGTTATTTGACAAGTCGTATAGCTTCTCAAAGAGCAGCTGCAGCGGCATAAAAAGTGCGTCGAAAGACGCACATAAGGAAGAGTAATAGCCTGATAAACTATACTAGGTACTATATCGATGCAGTATAGGGCAGTTCGATTCTGCACTCTTCCACAAGATTAAAACCACAACCATGAAAATTAGAAACAAGACAGTATTAGTATATGATATTGAGGTATTTCAAAATATCTTTCATTGTGCTGTGAAGAATACTGAAACTAACGAAATTCATTTATTTGAAATATCTAGTAGAAAAAATCAACTAGAAGAGTTAGTTAAGTTTTTCAAACAGTTTAATAATACAGAAGGATCATGGAACCAATCTTATACTACAGATTATCAATTTAATACAAATATAATATTTGCAGGTTATAATAATATTCATTATGATAATCCTATAGTAAACTATATGATAGATTACTATGAAAAGCTTATAGTACATCCGTATTGGAGAATTTGTAGTTCTATTTATAATTTCAGTAAAGTTATTGTAAATAGTAAAGAAGGTGAAGAAGGGTTATGGAAAGAATGGAAATATCAACAATGGTTTGAATCATTTGATATTCTAACTATGTTATATTCTACACAGTTACGAGTAGGCTTGAAAGAGATGCAAGTAACTATGCAATATCCAAATGTACAAGAATTTGTATATGATTGGAGTAAACCATTACCAGAATCCTTATTTGATGAAATGATTCAATATAATATAAATGATGTTGAGTCAACTTCTGAGTTATTAAACAGATGCAAGAAAGATATAGATCTTCGAGTTGCTATTGAAGATGAATATGGTGTAAGAGTCCTAAGTAAAGATGGTGTGAATATTGGAATGAAAATTATCACGCAGAAATACCTAGAAAAAACAGGACAAAGTTGGTGGCAGATACGTAATTTACGTTCACCAATGAGCTTAATTCCATTGAAAGATGTTATACTACCTTTTGTTAAATATAAGTCTCCTATCCTAAATAAAATGCTTGAAGAAATGAAAAAACAAGTAGTTTCTCCGGGTAGAAAAGGTTATGAGTATAAATTTATATTTAACAATCTACGATATTCTGTAGGAGTAGGTGGTATTCATTCGGTGAATGATCCTGAGATTATTATACCCAAAGAAGATGAAATGCTTATAGATATAGACGTCGCTTCTCTATATCCAAGTATGCTAATACAATATAAGTTTTATCCTAAACATTTAGGACCAGAGTTCCTAGAAGTCTATTCTCAAATTAGAACAGAAAGACTAGAAGCAAAAAGAAATGGGAACAAAGTGAAAAATGAAACTTTGAAACTTGCGTTAAATGGTTTAAGTGGTAATTTACAAAATGAACATAATTTTTGTTATAGTCCATTTGCAGTAATGCAAATCCGTATTAACGGACAATTACTATTACTAATGTTAGCGGAATCCTTATCTGAATTAGGATGTAGAATAGTACAAGCGAACACTGATGGTTTATTTGTCCTCTTAAAGAAGGATAAATATCAACAAGTAAAACAAGCATGTACTGAATGGGAACAACTAACTAAACTCGAATTAGAAGAGGAACGTTTTGAAGCTATGTATCAATTTGCGATTAATGATTATATTGCAATTAAAGAAGGATACAAAGAAACTAAAGATAGTAAACTTATCAAGAAAAAAGGTATGTTTATTACTGATGTCTTACTTGGGAAAGGTCTTAATCCTAAGATCATACCAGAAGCAGTTATTAAGTATTTTGCAGATGGAATTCCAGTGAAAGATACTATAATGAATTGTAAAGACATTCGTAAGTTTCTACAAGCAGAAAAAACAGGTAAGCAATGGACTGTAGAATACAATGGAGAAATACAACAGAGAGTTAATAGATTCTATGTTAGTACTGATGGTTTGTATCTTTGGAAATGGAAATCTGAAAATGGTATCAAAGAATACCAGAGTATGTTGAAAGGGTATGGTGTAACTATACACAATAAATTTACTCCAGATAAACCTATTGAAGATTATAATATTAACTATCACTATTATATCCTACAAGCTACAAAGATTATTAATCAGTTAAAGCCACAACAGTTAAGTCTATGGGACTTTTCATAAAATATCACAGATTATCATACTCTAAGACATAGACTTCTTTTAACGAAAGGAGAAGTGTATGATATTAGAACTAGATACAGAACTGCTCAGTAAAATTGAGCATTTGACTATTAATCAGCTAGTATTTTTAAATCTTGTATTAGGCAATAATCAAGCTAATATCAAAGATGTCCTGTCACTTATCAGTCTGGTGAACGAGACAGAAATACAAGATTTAATTGATCAAGGCTACATAGAAAAAAAGGTTTCAGATAAAGCAGTAGTTTATCTTCCGACTGAAACTTTAACATCGCTTATCGAAAGAAAAGTTACGATGTTTGATGAATTCTATGAAGCATATCCGCAGGTTGTCATTAGACCAGATGGTACAAAGAGCTTCTTACGAGCCAATAAAAACAATTGTAGAAAGCGTTATAACGCTATCGTAGGCAAGAGTAGAGCAGCTCATGAGCATTTAATGGAATGTTTAAAATTCCAGCAGAATGAACTAGTAATGACTGGTCGTATGGGTTATATGAAAACAATGTGGAAATGGCTTACCCAATGTGAATGGGAAGCACTTGACGAGCAAATGAAATGTAGTGTTGAACAAAATGAACAAACATCTTATGGAACAACACTTATATAAACCACTACCATTCAAGCATATTTCTGAAGTAACAGAAGAAGCTTTAGAGTATATTGATATGCGTAGGAAACATGAAATTGAACCACTTAGAACAAGGTGGAAGAAATTCAATAGATTGTGTAATGGTGGCATAGAACAAGGTTGCATCTATACAATAGTAGGTGCCTCTGGATCAGGTAAGTCCTCATTTGCAAATATGTTAGAAACTGATTTAATTAGTCTAAATCCTAATAAGAATGTTATAGTATTATCTTTTTCATTTGAAATGTTATCAAGTAGACAAGTAGGTCGAAAAATAAGCAGTTCAATGCGAAAGACTACTGCAGAATTATATAGTTCTGAATTTGATCTTCGTGATGAAGAATTTCAGAAGATACAGGAAGAAGCACAACAGATTGCTAAATTTCCTATATACTATGTAGATTCTGCAGCTACAGTCGATCAGATTAAGGATACGATACAGTACTTTCAAGACACTCTTGCTAAAGATAAATGGTTAGTAGTAATGCTAGACCATACACTGCTAGTAAGAGGAAGAAGTGATGAAAGTGCTTTAAATATTATTAGAGATTTACAGAACTGTTTTATAAATGCAAAAAAAGTAGGTTGCACAAGTATAATTCAGCTCTCACAAATGAACAGGAACATAGAGTCTCCTGATCGAATCAATAACCCAACATGTCATTATCCAATGCGTAGTGACATTTCTTCCGCTGATGCTATCTTTCAAGGAAGTGATGTTGTACTTGTAATCGCCCGCCCAGAAACGTTAGGCTTTGCAGTGTACGGACCCCATCGACTCCCAGTACAAAACAAGATATATCTCCATATTCTAAAGAATAGGGAAGGACAATTAGCAATTCTTGATTTCGAAAATGATCTAGCACACAACAACATTATCGAAATTGAAAGAGGCATGGAACTAAACCCTACTTAGTTCACAATTAAAAAAAGACTGATATGAAAGATTATATATTCTCTTTTGGTAAATCCAACAACAATTCTTCTTACTTTGGAACAACAACAGGTAATAATTCTGTAAGTAGTTATACGCAAAGCTTGTTTAACAAAGCAATGGGTTTAACTCCGTATTACCAGACTCCGTGTCGGAGTTCATATAATAGTTCGACTCCTTTTTATCTTCTTCCTTTTGCTGTAGAGAAGAAAAAGAGTCCGTTGTTCGATAGTAATTATCGCTATAAGAAGATTCAGCGTGATCTTGACGTATATGAAGCTTGGAAGAATGCTGTAAATCGAATGAATGCATATCGTAATTATTATGGTAATGATAGTTATGAGGCATTGATTAATGGTATTCCGGCTAATTTCTTTAGTGATTTTGTACAGATTGGAGATACTGTTATTCCGTTTAATGCAAACCGTAGCTTTTTTAACAGTTTGACTTCGGAGAGAAAAACAACAATTCTTAGTGTATCTATTACTATTATCGAAATTTTTGTGATCGAGTAATTTTAAAATAACATATACTTACTATTTCAGTATTTACAAATCTTATCATAGCGTATCAAATCACAGTAAGTTAATATCTATTCATTATGATAGTATTACCTACTGAAAAAGTTAAAGCCAAAGTAAAGAATCCAAGATTCTTAATACTATTTGGTAAACCAAAATCGGGCAAAACTACTATAGCAAGTCAATTAGATTCAAATTTAATCATTGACTTAGAGGGAGGAGCTGAGTTTTTAGATTCTCTCTGTGTTCAAGCTAGAAACGTAAACGACTTAGGCGAAATTGCTGCGGCTATTCGTCAAAAGAATAAAGAATGTAATGGCTTCTTCTATAAGCATATAACTATTGATAATGCAACAAGATTAGAAGAAATAACGTTAAGTTATGCTCTAACTCTTTATCAACAGACTCCAATGGGTAAATCCTATAGAGGAGATGTTCGAATGTTGCCTAATGGTGCTGGATGGTTTTATATCAGACAGGCTGTTAGAAAAGTTATCGACATGTTTAGAGAGTTGTGTGAAGAATTTATTTTAGTAGGTCATACTAAAGATAAATTAGTCAATAAGGATGGTGAAGAACTATCTGAAATGCAGCTTGACCTTGCTGGAAGACTTAGTGATATTATCTGTGGAGAAGCAGATGCTATAGGCTATGTCTATAGAAAGAAAAACCAGACATTGATTTCGTTTCAAGGTGGAGAAAACAATATAGTAGAAGCGAGAGCACCTCATCTTAGAGGTCAGAAAGTTGTTATTGCTGAAAGTGATAACGAAGGTAAGTTAGTTACCTATTGGGATAGAATTTATTTGCCTAATAATGATTAAAATATACGTATATGTACAGTTCTAGCAGAGCAAAAAAGATTGTAAAAAACGATGTAGCATTTTTAAGTGCAGGTATTCATGATAATGTCCATTTGATTGGAATTAGATATGAAACCTCAATTCAAGATAACAGTTTTATCGAATTTAAATTCGAAAAAGAAGGTAGGATTATGACTCATACTGAGTGGGAACCAAGAAAGAAAACAGCTTTTGGCGAACTTACTCAGGAGGAATTTGAGTTAAAATGTGATAAGCAATTCTCTCGTGTAGAGCAGATTTTGAAATGTTTCTATGACGAGGATAAGTTGCAATTTGAAGGTGAAAGCTTCAAAGAGTATGCTAAATGGGTAGTAGGGCTTTTGTCTGCAGATAACATTAAGGATAAAGCCTTAAGAGTAAAAGTTGTCTATAATGATAAAGGTTATACTACACTTCCAAAGTATGCGAAATATACATTTATCGAACCTATGTCTACAGTAGATGCTGGCGGATCAATGATTACTAAGTTAGGAATTGATTTGTTTGAAAAACCGATTGTAGCTGATGTCGAGAAACAAAATGCTAATCCATTCCAAGTAGTAAATGGTACATTAGAAAGTGTTGACGTTACAACAAGTAACGATAGTGAGGATGATTTGCCTTTCTAAAAAAGGTAGAACATTATATAACCAATTAAATTGGAGGGGAGAGTAACTTTTGTTACCCTCCCTTTTTTATTAACCTCAAAAAAATAGTTTATTATGTTAGACATTCAAGAGATAGAATCAAAGTTAACAGACTTAAAATATTCAGTAAAAAATGGTGAGATTAGTGGTAATGCGAAGGGACACGACGACTTAGAACATCCGTTTTTGCAAATGATGCAACAGTTTATTAAAGACGGCAAACAAACTGAGTTTGAAAAAATGTTCAAAGAAGCATCTGAGAAGATGTTGAATAGTAAAGAGTCTGAGTCTAGCGGTAGCATTGGAGACAATCTTACTACTAAAACGAAACCAAAAGATCTAGAGGTTGGTGATGAGTTTTTTGGTAGTATTATTACTACTGTCAAAGATGAAAACGGTAAAAACAAACGTACAAAACCGATAGATTTTTGGAAAGTCATAGAGAAGGATACTCGCTTTGGAACTAAATATACGGTTACAAATAATAAAGGCGAGAAGTTCAAAACATCTGCTTCTGGAATTACTATGCGTAAGGCTAGTGAGTTTCAGGATAAACTTCGTAAAGAGCTTGAAAAACTTAAACAGAAGTTAGACGAAGAGAAGAAACGACTAGCTGAAGAAGCTAAGTATGTGGATTTATCTAAAATGAATCCAGAGGATCAATTAAAGAAAATTATTGAGGCTGGTATGCGAAACATTTGGATGGTAGGTCCTGCAGGATGTGGTAAATCTACTATGGCTCGTAATGTTGCAAACGAACTTAATGTTCCATACTTATGTATTTCTTGTGGTATTGGTACTTCTGCGACAGAGTTCGTAGGTTATAAGTATCCTACTCGAGAATCTACTAAGTTTGCAGAATATTATGCTAAGCCATCTGTTATCTTGATTGATGAGATGACTGCATTAGACCCCGCAGTAGGTCAAGTATTAAATGCTGCTCTTGCTAACGGTGAGATTGAGACTACTACTGGTTTAGTATGTCGTCACCCCGAGTGTATCATCATTGCTACTTCTAATACGTTTGGCAATGGTGCGAGTCGACAGTATGTGGCTAACAATCAATTAGACGCATCTACTATTGACCGATTCACCGGTGGCATTATAGAAGTTAACTATTCTGTAGATTATGAAAGTCAGTATGATACTGATGTAGTAAACTACGTATGGAAACTTCGTGAGATAATCAAAGAGTGTAATCTGCGCCGAGTTGCATCTACGCGTATGATTCAGTCTGGACACCTTATGAAGAAGGCTTATTTTAAGAATTGGAAAGAAATGTTGATTACTAACTGGACTGATTCTGAAAAGGAAATGGTCAACAAAGAGTTAGATTTTTCAACTCGTTTTCTACAAACATCTGAAAGTAAATCCGAAATTAAAAAGGCAGCGTGACATGGGTAAAAAACTGGAGACACATTTTGATAATCTCGATAAATTTTACACTGAGTGTGAAGTTCAAGAAGATACAGGTAGTCCTGATAAGTATAAGGAGATTTCTAGAGTAGACGATCCTAAATGGGTAGGACTAACTAAGGAAGAGATTCAAAAATCTAAATACTTTTATAAAGAAGGTTTAGATGAACTTGAAAAGTTAGATGAAGATCTGATATTTGGAGGATCAAAGACTAACTACAAGTATGATGAGAATGATGGAGACGATATGAATTACGATAGATTTATCGAAGGATTACCATCTCTTAGGAAAAGACAAAGAACTGGAGGAGATAAAAATGGTAAGTTCATTAAACTACATGTAGGAATATGTGAATGTTGTGCAATATCTGCAAAAGATATGCTTTATAAATCTTATACCGCTTTAAAGCTTGCAGATTTCTTAGAATCTCAAGGTTATCGTGTACAGATTTCAACATTTGCTGAAGTAGAGGCGTTAGGTTCTTATAAAGAAGCGCGAATCGATTATCTATTAGTAGAAGTAGTATTTAAACGATTTGAAGATCCTTTAATACTACCTACTATGCTTACATGTGTATCTCCTTGGTTCTTTAGATATCATATGTTCAGATTTTGGACTGCTAAATTTAAATGTAACTGGGGCTTAGGTCATGTTCCTAGACAAACTAGGAAAAGTACTAAATCTGACATTTATATCTCTTCAGGAGAGTGCTTACATGAAGAAGGCGCTAAAGAAAAAATTGAAGAAATTAAAAAACTTTTTGATACTGATCATGGGGATGAGGAATAGGTATTATCGCACGTAAGTGGATGTACTGTCTGGTAAAGAAATACAAAGTCTGAAAAGGACGACAGAATACCTAGATTGGAGCTAGTTAATATATACTAGCATGGGGGTTCGAATCCCCCTCTCACACAAAAAGAGAGTAAGCACATAATCCTAGTAGAGGATAAGCAGATGTGTGAATAGCCCGGTATTTTACCTAAGGAGAGGTGCAAGTCCTCTACTCTCACTAAAATTGCTATATTATGTACGACTCTAAAAGAATTAAAAAAGAGGATCCTATTACTTTAGATTATATTCTATCTAGAGTAACAGAGTATGACATATATGCACGTTACATAGGACAATTTAAAATAGGTTATATTTATAATAGTCCATTTAGAGAAGATAAAAATCCTTCATTTGGAATATTTAGAAGTAGGAAAACAGGTAAACTCTTATTTAAAGATCATGGTAATGGTCTTTGTGGAGACGTAATTAGATTTGTACAAGAATATACTGGTATAACTAATTATGACAAACTACTGAAACAGATTGTAAAAGATCTGAACATAAAAAATAATACTGTTTTAAAGAGTACTAAAGCATATGAAAAGTCTGAAGAAACCGTAATTGGAGTAGTAAGACAAGAATTCACTAATGTTGATAAAGCATTTTGGCAACAGTTTGGTATTACTCTAGATACATTAAAGAAATATAACGTAAGTAGTATTAAATACTATTTATGTGATGGAATTGTAAAGGGTATTTATAAGGATGAAAGTCCAATGTATGCATATAAGGTTTATGATAAGTTTAAAATTTATAGACCTCTAGCTGATAAGTACACTAAATGGCGTAATAATCTTACTGAATATGATATTCAAGGGTTAGAACAACTTCCTGAAAAAGGCGAACTATTAATTATAACTAAGTCTCTCAAAGATGTTATGTGTTTGAAAGAAATGGGTTATAATGCAATATCTCCATCATCAGAGAGTACATTTATTCCAGATAATATTTTAGATATACTAAAAAAGCGTTTTAAACGCATTTTAGTATGTTTTGATAGAGATCCTGCAGGAGTCAAAAATATGCGTAAGATAAGCAAGAAAACAGGCTTAAATGGATTCTTAGTGCATAAGAAATTCCAAAGTAAAGATATTAGTGATGCCGTTAAGAATAACGGCTTTGAAGTTATTAAAAACTGGTTAAATAAGACATTATGAAAGTATTAAAAAATATTTGGAAAGGTATTCGGTTTAGTATTGGTATGATATTTACTGTTCCGTTTCTTATTAGTATGTTTTGTACATACT